TCCGTCAATGACCTCCATCAGGTAGTCTGCCTGTGGCCCTGTCAGGTCCTTTTTACCTTCAGCGGCTTTGTGCAGCTCCTCGTCCATAACGCTCAGTTCTTCGAGTGTCTTATGGCGGAAGGTAAAGGTCAGTTTGCCGTCTTCGGCACCGGCGCGAGGGATGCCGACAGTAATGGAAAAGGTTGGGTTTGGAATCAGAGAGAATTTGGACATTTAGATATCTCAGAAATGCCCGGCGAACCGGGCTGATTGATTAGCTGATGGTGACGGTGCAAGCAGCCGAGGTGATGGTCTTGCCCGCGGCGTCGGTGACTTCGCAGGTATAAACGCCGCCATCACCCGATGCCACGGAGGCGATGTTGAGAGTTGAAGCGGTTTTACCCGGGATAGCCGTGCCGTCCTTCTTCCACACGTAGGTGTAAGGTGCTGAACCACCCTGCATCACCACCGCCAGGTCTAACGCTGCACCTGAGGCAACTGATTTGGTCGCTGGCAGGTCAGTCAGGAACGCCAGTGGCGTTACGGAGGAATCAGCGATCGGGTAAATCTGCATGTCCGATTCAAAGTTCATGCGCGCTTCGTTGCTCTCAACGGCGTTGATTTCCGTGCGAGGGACTCGCTGGAATGACACTTTGGCAGAGTAATAACGATCCGCTTTACCGCGCGGGTTGTGGAACCAGACCGCCGTAGTATCGCTGGAGTCGTCCAGGTCAATGAGGCGTTTGTAGATAGCCAGGTTCGGGTCATGGGCGAAGGTATAGACCTGAACCACGGCGTTTTTAAACGTCGGGATGGTACGGGCCTTATCATCTTCCAGGAACTGCACGCTGATGGTCTGCTGGTCGCCGCCTTCGGTGGACAGCGTCATTACCTGCGGCATGGTGATCCACGAGTCGATTTTACGAAGCGTGCCGGCGCCGGTGCCCGCCGGGAATTTCTTGGTGTCAGAGGTATCAAATGACTCCAGCACGATTTTGGTACTGGTGACAGATTTAACGCACAACACCATGTTGTCGAGCTTCAGCCAGCCAGAGCTGACCTGGACAACGTCACCAGCAAGAATGCCGGCAGCGGAAGCAACGGTCAGTTCGCATTCCGTCGCATTGGTTGCTGCTGTGAAAACAATCGGCGCAAGATAGGCCTTGGCCACGTTCACACGTGACCCGTTAGGGATTGCGAATGCCATTGCATTCTCCTGATTTTGGGTAATAAAAAACCCGCCGGGTGGCGGGTCAGTAATCAGCGCGGTACTGCATGCTGATGGGGATGGTGTAGGAGATGGAGCCGCTACTGCCGTTGGGGGCCGAGGTAGGCCGGTCCTGGATGGGCTGGCGCACCTGCGGCGGCCCGTTGATGTAAACAGTCAGGTCTCCATCAACCATCGGCAACCCCTCCGGAAAGGCATCAGCAATTGACTGGGCGAGCGCCCTGGCCGACGTCACTCCGGAGTCGGCAGGTACGATGATATTGAGCTGGAGAATGCCCTGATACGTGCGCAGCTGGCCCGCCAAATCCTGCCCCACGGTTTGCGCCGGTAAAACATAAACGCGGAGGTATGGCGCATCGGGGGGGTCGAAAGCAAGGTTCGGCCAGGCCACTGGCAGCTCAAGCGACGAGCAGATAACCGCAACGCGACTCTCGAGCAGACCAGCGATACGCATTGACTGGTCACTGACCATTGCGCACCTCGCTCATAGCCTCCCGGAAGTACTGTGCCGCATCCAGCGCAGTAAGGCCGACCATGCCGCCGGGCGCCTGGCTGGAGTGCCCGTTCTCCAGCGCTGCTGCATATGGCAGGTTATTGGTGAAGTAAATCGAGCTGACATGCCCCACCCTGAACACCTCGAGCATCGCCAGGCCGCGCGAGTTGGAGCCCTGCCCAGAAGCATCTGGCGTGTCGTTGGACTCTGTAGGCTGGCTATCGAACCCCACATACCAGTTGTTCTTGAATCGCCCGCCGACATAGCCCTCAGGCTTTTGAATGTCCATCGAGTCATTGACGCGCAACCCGCGCTTAAGCCGCCCTGCCTTCGTCAGGTTGGCCGGATTTTCGCGCAACGCCGCGTTATGCTCTTTCACCGCCGTGTTGTAAGCCGATGCCGTCTGGTTAACCTCCCAGATATCAGGCTGACCGACGGGTGACATTTCAACCAACCGGCCCAGTATTTTGATACCTGTTCGGCGTACAACCTGGTCCATATCCTGCTTTGAACTATCAACGAACAACTGAATAGCAGCCAGGAACGGTTGGTTTGCAGTGCTGGCCATAATCAGGTCCTCAGCTGGATGTTGTAAGAGATCAGCACGCCTGCAGGCTTAACCGGATTCGGCTGTACAACGCGCCACTTTTTGCCGTCGATTTCGATGTGATCACCGATACGCACTTCCGTTGTGGCGGTGGCCACCAGCTTCTTATCTCCAGTGGCAATCAGCGAGCCATCGATTTCACGGGAGGAATACTCAGTGACAACGCCTGTGACGGTCGCAGTGACAGGAGGCGTTGTGACCTCTTTGCCAAACTGATCGCGGATAGTGCTGCCGGCGCGGGTCAGCTGGTAGGCCTTCCCGTTTTCGGTCAGCAGTCGGGTCGCGGTCGCACGCATGCGGCGGTAGTCGATTGGCATATCACCCCCTTTCAATGCGGATCTGATTGCCGCCCACCACCAGTCCTCGCAACAAGGAGTAGAGCCAGGGGAATGACGGTGCAGCCTTATTCGTGCCCGGTTCGTACTGGACCGTCACTGCGCCCTCGACGCGCTCCATCGTTACCGCCCCACCACCAGCGACCGAAGGCGTGAGATCAATCTCCTGCGACTCGATAGCCAGGCGGCATTGCGCATCAACCAGGCGCTGAGGAATGGTGTCATCTGGCAGGTCAACGCCGTCGAAGCGCACGCCCGCGCGCGGCCATGATAGTGGCTGTGAAGCGCTGGAGCGCTCGCCGCGCCATGTCTTGCCTTCCAGATAGTCCATTGCCTGCATGAGCATCTGGCTACATTCACCATCATCGGCAGGAACGGCATATCCGCGCCCCGCCGCGAATGTACGCAGGTCAATAACGCTGGCGTAGCTGTTGAAGTCAGGCGAATGTGGATCGGCAACCAGCATGGTTATTCCTCCAGACGCCAGTCCAGCGCCAGCCAGTTATCCACTTCGTCAGGATGAACCTCAGCGCTCAGCGGGCCGCCGGGAAACTCTGGTGTATCACGCACCATCACCACCAGCTCAATACCCTGCGGTTCCTGCGGTTCCTGCGGTTCCTGCGGTTCCTGCGGTTCCTGCGGTTCCTGCGGTTCCTGCGGTTCCTGCGGTTCCTGCGGTTCCTGCGGTTCCTGCGGGGCGGAAGTTTTTACATCACCACTCTGCGCGGCAAGCTTTTCAGCCTCACGCTGTGCGCGCTGCTCTTTGGTTAATCCGGCCATTGGGCCTCCTGAATAAAAAAGGGGCCGAAGCCCCTTGGGTTAACCCATGATGATGGCGGAATGTTCAGGCTGAACAGAGGCCACACCCCATGCCACGCCAACTTCGTAACGCACCTGGCGGTACTGGCGGTACAGAGCGATCTGGAAGGTGATACCAGAAACAGGATCGGTTACGTTCATCACGTCGTCAGCAGTATCGCCACCTTTTGGCATGGCCGGAGTACGGCAGGCCAGCAGGAATGCGTTACGGTCAAAAGCAACGTTTGGCGCGAACTCGCTCAGCACAGTAACAGTTGCCTGGTCCGCAAGATCCTGACGCAGGCCCGGTGCGCCAAGGGTGATAGTGGAAGAGGTTGCCGCGACTACCATGTACTGGTTGTCATCACCGTCGAACTTCACCGCGGTGCCTACAGCGATCCCACCGGTGCCAGCAGAGATTGCAACGATGATGTCGCCCTCTTTCTTCGCGCCGTTGACCTTGTAGCCCGCCGCAGTGCTTTTCGCGGTGCGCTTGATATTGGCGGATTCGTGCAGGTTAAAGCCCATCACACGACCAATGATGCCTTCACGCAGCAGCTGATCGGTACCGGCTTCGTTCGCTTTGAACAGTACGGACTGTTTACCACGGATGGATGCCATCGCTTCACCGCCCAGGACCATGCGCAGGTCAGTGGTTGGTGCGCCGTTATCAGTCAGCACCTGGCGAGCGTTCGCCGCATCAGACAGGTCGTCTTTGATGCTGAACGGAGTGTCTTTCGGCGCGCCAACTGCGCGGGAAGACTTGTAAGCCAGCGCTGCCAGGTCAGCGTCCATTTCGTTGCTCAGTGCGCGGAACGCCTGAGAAAACTGGTCAGCCAGGATAATGTCATAGGTGCCTGACGGCCCGATGGCAAGCTGCTCTTCACCATTCCATTTGACCGGTGCCATTTTGGATTTGGTGATTTTGACGTCCACAGTACCAATGTTCTGATCACCGTCGTTTGGCGCGGTTGCCGCCGGAGTGATATCAACGGTGGTGGTTTTTGGTGCGACCGGGGCGGTCACGGTTTGGTCTTTAGCCGCGGCATCGGCTTTGGCGTTACGGGCCACCGCCGGGATAAAGCCCACCTGCTCGCGGGATACGCGATTCAGGGCGGTGAAGATGGTTGGGATGAGGCCAGTGAGGGTGTTGGACATTCAGGTTTCCTTTCGGTTAATCAACGATGCTCGTGCCGCCGCCAATTACCGTTTGTTGTTCAACTGGCGGTAAAGCATCGAACGCATCGCGTTTCATTGTTTTCTGCCCGGCCTGATGCTGCGACTGGTGAGAGCCACCGCCGCTGTTGCCGGACGCTTTGAGGATGTAGTCTTTTTGCGGATGCAACTCGACCAGGGATTCCAGCGCTTCATCGAAGCTGGCCAGCTCGCCAGGCTTGGTGCGGGAGAACACCATGTTGCCCTGCCCGTCGTACGCCACGACCTTGCCGTCTTCGATTTTGAAGTTTTGACCGAAGTGGGAACGCACGAACTCAGCCGGGATCGCCATCTTCTCGGAGATAAATTTCGAACCACCGAAGCGGCCGCCGATCATCTCGTCGTAGAGTTGGGTTTCGAGCTGCTTGGTTTTGCCGTTCGCTTCGTCCAGCTGCTGCTGAAATACCTTGGTGATCTCGGCCTTCACCTGGTCAACGGCGCCAGCGTCGATCAGCTTCTTCTGGTCGATTTTGGTCATCATTTCCATGGCCTCGAGCGCCTTGGTCGGGTCGGAGATGCCAGCGAATTTAGCGAGGTTGGCTTCCGCCGCCTCCTTCGCCTCGCGGTGGGTTTTGGCCTCACCGTTCAGAGAGGTGATTTTGGTCATCGCTGCGGCAGCATCGAACGGGATCTCTTTGCCATCATCATGGATGTACACAGGCATACCGTTTTCAACAACCACATTTCCGTTAGCATCGAGTTTGAGTTTCATTGTATTGCTCCAGCCTTCCGGCCATTGGTTGTGGGTCATCCGACCCGGTCACCGCGTCGCATCCGCTCGGCGGCAGGCATAAAAAAAGCTGCCCGGAGGCAGCCTGTTAGATAAATTCAATGGTTATTACGCCGCGTAGCTTGCGGGAAAAGATTTGATCCCGCTTTCGCTTGTGAATCCGCAGCGGGTGTGGATGTATGCAGGCGATACCTCGCTTAACGTCAGCCCATATGCAGCTCTTAAGTTCGTTGCCATTAACGAACACTCGGCGCTTGCCGCGGCCATCGCCCACGCAGTGAAAATTGTCGTTACGCATCTGCTATTCCTCAAACGCCGAAGCATCCACGCGGCGCAGTTCGTCCATGGTCAGGAACTCCCCGGCATCGTTGAACATCTCAGGTACAGTGATTTTGCCGTCACGCAGCATCTGCGCCCGGGTTACACCCAGCACCTGCTCCTGTCGCGCGTATGGCTGCCTGGCGAGCCAGTCGGCATAGCTGGTATGCGCTGGCACCTGCCCGTCCATCGACGCGCGTGTGGCGCTGCTCAACTCGCCAGAAGGTATCTTCAGCTCTTCCCACGATTTCGTGACCAGAGTTTCCCCAGAGCGGCAGCAGAAGTGAATTTTTCCGGGTCCGCGCAGATACGGCACCACATGCCCCAGCGGCTTGCCGTCGAGGGTGTAGAGCTTGCGGTCGCGGATGATGCACCACTGACTGGTATGCGTGTCCAGCGTGGATGACCACTGCTTGGCTTTGACGATATCGCTATTGGCCTGGGCGAACTCCTGTCGCGCCGTGGCGGCCATATGGTTCACCGCGGTGCGGGTCACCACCGCCAGGTCGCGCCGGGATGAGTTGATCACCCCATCTTCACGCTTAAGTTTTGGCGTGCCGGCAACGCGCCGGACAATCTGCTCTACCGTCTCGCCCTGGAGGAAACCGGAGCGAACAGCATTAGTGATTTTGTCCAGCCGGTCGGCTTCAAGCTTCTGGCCCCACTCCTTCAGTAATCGCCCCTGGAACGGCTGCGCTGCTGCTGCGGCGTAGACCTGCTCAGGTGCAATGCTTTGCAGCGGAACGTGTTTCAGTATCTGCTGCGGAATGATGCTGCTGAACAGGTCCAGTTGATACCCGGCCTCATATTCAACGTAGCGCGTCAGTTCGCGTGCCAGCGCCGCGTTAACCGGTTCGTAGGCCTGCTGATTCAGGTCACGGACACCAGCCAGCAGCGATGCCAGGCGACGGGCGCTGTAGGTATCCGCCCGTTTGCCGTCCAGAAGCACCAGTAGTTTCGCGGCCAGGTCTGCATCGAGTTTATTCAGCAGCGTCACCATGCGCCGGGCGACGCCGGTACCGTAGCGCGTCACATACAGGCCATGCGCTATCGTCTCATCCTGCAGACGGTCGTTGACGGAACGGGCCATGTCACACCTCTTCCGGTGGAGGCTCAGTCAGCGAGGCCGATTCAGCCAGCAGTTCGCTCAGCACCTTATCCGGGTCGGCATCAGCATCAATCAGGTTGAGCTTCTGCAGGGCTTTGATGGCATCAATACGACGGAGGTCACCACCCTGGCGCAGGGACTGAATAGCCAGCGCTGCAGGCGGGTTAAACTCATTCGACTCGACGTCCAGCTCGGTGCGGACATCGACGTTACCCCCCTCTTTCTCACCGATGTACTCGGCCATGATTTGCAGGATGTTGTCGATCGCATCCTCAAGGCTGGTCGCCATCGTGTAGAGCGGTGACTGCTCCTGCATTTTCTCTTCAGAGGTCTGGTCTACAGACTTCGTCGAGGTATTGTCTGTTCGCAGAAGCTTCGCGCCAGCCTGGCGCATCTGCTCCACCAGCTCAGCCAGCGACTCTTTGCCAGCACCAATGGCAGACCCGGTGTGCTCTGTGTATTCCATCCCCTGCTTTTGTCGATCGGAAAAGCTGGTTGCCGAGGAGGAGCCAATGATTAGCTCCTGCCCTTCCTCAAGCCCAAAGACGGAAAGAATGGGGACTCGAACAACATGGAGAATGTTGTCCTGCTCGCTCTGGCTCTGCCAGTGCTTAACATTCAGCAGCGCCATGTTGAGCAGAGGCGGTGAACCGCACATAAAGCCGGTGCGCTTGGTGTAGAGCGTGACCAGGGTGATATCGCGACGGGAGGTTTGCCATTCTTCGTGTAACGCCCAGGTGGCCTGCCCCTCTGCACCGGTAGACTTCCGGTAAATCTGCACTTTGCCCGGCGTCAGGAGACGGATCTGCTCGACTTTCGTCTGCCCGAAGTCGTCTCCGTCTTCGACCACCACCTCTTTGATGCGCAGCGCAGTGAGCTGCACTTTGCCGCCGACCATCTTGGACTTCCAGCCAATAACCTGGCGGGGATTCAGCATGGTGACGTATGGTCGCGCGCCGGTCGCCTTCTCATCGGCTTTGGTCTTGACCTGTTCGGGATCAACGCGGGGGTAGTCCACCAGCGCATGGGAAAGGCCGTACTGCATCGCCAGGCTGAAGAATGACTGCGCCCACACATCCAGGCGGGTGCCTTCAAGGTCGATGTCTTTGGTAAATTCGCGGATCTGGTCCGGCACGTCCTCACTCAGCTTAATCGGCTCGGCAAATACACGCCCGACGTTCTGGTTGATCGTCTCTTCGTAGGCAGGGAGAAGCGTGGCCACGGCCAGGCGCTTTTTGTAATCCTCTTTATCTTCCTTCGGCCAGCGCGGCAGATAGGCCTCACCCAGCTGGCGCATGTACAATGTACCGCCCATCAGAGCGTCGTTAATGTCCCACGCCTGCACCATGTTCCCATAGTCCAGATTGGGTGTTGAAATATCAGGCATGGAGTTAAATCCGTAGGTTGGTGACTTTGCCGACTTTCTTCGGCGGTGAATGCAGGACGGCGTAGCGGGTGCCATCCCAATCGTGATCTTCCTGCTGGGTGTCTACATCGTCGGGGTTCTTGCTGTCGCGAACGAGCACCGGCACACGGCTTATCCAGCCCCGGCAGTATTCAAACACGTAGAATGCTGGCTTCTCTGGTATGCCGGACTCCAGCTTCTTGCCTTCAACAACAGCCTCAAGCATGTCAGCAAACAGGGCCGCACCGTTGACGCGTGACCCCGGTTTCTTATTGGATGGCACCCACTTAACGCCCTGCGATTCCATCTTCTGGGCAATAGAGAGTTCGTCATCGCCCGTGTTATAAATCGCACCGTCAGCCGGGCCGGGGAGAACCTTCTTGCAAATGCCGGGCATGATGTTCAGTTGGCCCTGCGTCACACCGTTGAGTTTTATCTCCTCGGGCTCTGCTAGCTCTTCGCCCACCAGCCGCTTATCGACCCAGGCTACGCCCTTGGCGACGTTTGTGGACGACATGTTCAGGCCCTTGTTCAACTCGTCCGGAGGGCAACCGTACCACTCACCAATCAGGATCAACGACCCAGCCGGCGGGCAGAACTGACGTCCATCAGGCAGCTCGGCGGCGGTGCCATCGGCGCGCGCCCACCAAAGGTTGGAGAACGGCTTCGATTCGCCCCAGTCATGGGAACGGTCAACAGTCCAGCTATCCGGTATACGGAATGGTTTGATGACGTGATACGAGGCATTCCACAAATGGTCAAAGCGTCCACCGCTGGTAACGTCCCACGAACCCTCTACCCAGGCCTTTCGCCGGTTGGGATCTTTGATAGCCATCAGCGTTGCGATGTATTGCGGATCCAGATACGGATTCTCTTTAAAAGAGCCGTGAATCGCCACGCGGGTAAGCGTCACATCCTCCTCCCTCTCGGTCTGGGGATTAAATACCTTTTGCGTTTCGCGAATAATGGTGCCGCGCGGCGCTGGCTCGATGAAGCGCTTCTTCACCCAGGTATGGCCGATGCCAAACGGGTTCGTGGTGCTGAATGTTTCAAGTGGGATCGGCTTCAGTAATGAGCCGTCTTCCCGCGGATAGTTTTCTGGCCGGAACGACGAGCGTCGGCAGGAGAACATCATCTCGTAAAACTCGGACGACTGCTGCTTGGTTAATTCGTTGAAACCGATGAAAGGAAACTCCTGACCGTGATAATCCCAGTAGTCGCCCTCTTCTTTCCCGAAGCGGAACAACAGCTCTTCGCCAGTTGGCCACACCCAGCGCAACTCGGATGCTGACGCCAGATAGCGTGCACCGTCGTTAAAGAGGCGGTACATACGCTTCGACTGGGTGATGATGTCGGTGAGGTTTTTGTATTCGGTATCGAAAATGACGCCACGCCAGAATGAGCCGTAGCCCAGACCGACCAGGCGACGAAAACGCGCCAGTTGTGCGGCTGTTTTACCTGGACCGCGCGTTCCCTCGTAGAGGATTTCGTTACACGGGCAGCTCAGGGAGAGCGATTGCGATCCCGGCAGGGGTTTCCAGACTGCTTTGTAATTCATCCACCAAGAACCTCGCTCTGCTGCTTCTGTGCTGCTGCTTCCCATTCATCAACGTTATCGCAGGACGGGACCGGCATAATGCTGTGGGTTGCGGTGACCTTCTGCTCCACCTGCTCTTTGAATGCCTGCACACGCACGTGCTTGCCAAGCAGTTCAAGGTTTTTAACCTTGTCAGGCCATTTAACCTTTTTGAGGATGGTTTCCGCTTTCTCCTCGTCGAAGTTCTGGATCGTGGTGCTGATGTCGAGGCCGGTTAGCGAAATTCGCCAGGCCTTAGGCCATGAGGTGATGGGCCTAAGGCTTCCGTCATCATTCAGGATGTCAAGAACGTCCATCTGGTCGATTTCAACCAAGCGCCGAAGCACATAATTCGCATCAATACCCACATCCTCGTTGCGCTTACTCTTGAGTTCGGCGATCCTGTTTTGGATGTCTAGTTTTGACAATAATTGAGCAGCTATACGGTTTGCAGTTTTGACGCTGTACCCCGCCCGAATAGCCGCTTGTGTAGCGTTTAAATCGATGAGGTACTCGCGGCAAAACATGTCTTGTTTTGCGTTGAGTGCCATGTAAAACCTATGGAGTGATTATGGAAACATTGAAATTTGCAACACTGTCACGAGCCCTAGGATTGCAGGGAGAAGACATACTTTTTAAGAAAAAATGCCTATTTGACCGCGTGTACAATTACTGGAGTCGTTCAAAAACACTTAATCGCGAGATCACGTTTGTGATGGAGAATGATGAGCTTGAGATTAATACTCCGCAGTGCGATTTCTGCTGCTTCAGCAAGACAAAGATTAAGTTCATAGGAAATCAGCCGATAGCTGAAATCGCTTTCTGCATCAAGCAGAAGGACGATATTACCAAGTTTGCTGTTTTCCACATCGACAGCGATAGCACGATGACTATCCCAAGCAGACCAGAGGCGCCATCAATCTCTATTGATTATGCTGACAACCTCGAAAATCACTTCATGGACGAGTTGGTCAAAGCCGCTGTGAAAGCCCAGCTTCTATAAACTAAGGCCATTACGATGGGTCTGCCCATGGTAATGGCCATAAAAAACCGCCCGGAGGCGGCGTTTATTGCTCAGAGAGCTGGGTGCTGAGTTCTGAATATGGTGTTTGCTTCTTCACACTTTGATTGTAACTGCACTAGCCTTTCAGCTATGTCACTGCTTGGGCAGTTCGTTACTATGCAATACCCCTCAACCCACGCCTTATCAACACTTTTTGTGAACAGGCTTTCGAATATCTTTACCCAGTCACTGCTTGGTACACGCTCCAGCTCAAAGAACTTTAATGCACCACTCCCACGTTTTGTTCTGTGCTCATCAAATCCCAGGATTTTCATTCTTCATCTCATCGTTGTTTACTGGGAAAATTTTTAGCACTTATCTGAGGTTTTTTCTAATTACCAAAACTTATAGGCATCACTGTTTTCCCATTATCAAGCCCACCAGCAGATGAGCTTTGTAATGGCTTAACCCAGCTTAGCGCGTACCAATGCGTCTTTGGCCTCTAGCAGTTTGCGCAGGCCTGCTGCCTTTTCTGCGCCGTCCGGCAAGGTTTCATCCATCAGCGTCGCAAGATCGCCAATAGGCTTACTCACTTCTTGCAGGTGTGCCGGAAGATGCTGGTACGCAAAATACTTCATGATCGGAGATGACATTCTTAACCCTCAGTTAGTAAAAATCCCCGTGTTAAGCGAGGCCGTGAGAATTTGCTACGTTTAAAGTCCAGAGGAGAGACTGTGTCAGAACCTCAGGGATGAGGCTCTTTGTCCGTCACCTGCAGTTTTCTTATCGCTGCCCGGTCGTAATTGCACTGCCTGACGATCCCATAAAGCGTCGCGTTCATTGACACGCTGTCACCGTACGAAGGATTATCAGGCAGATCGGGAACATCAATGCGCGATGTCAGCTCCGCTGGCAGGTTCAGGACCGGCTGCTTTATTACCCGGTATTCCACGGGCGGCTTCTGCTGCAGAGCGCAACCGCTCAACAGCGGCATCAGGAACAGGAGCAGCAGCGCACTTATCTGCTGCCAGGTAGCGTTTAATCTCGCTCTGTAGCATTCGGTTCTGCTTGGCCGACTCTGCCCTTTGCTCTGCCACCTCAGACATGACCACGTTTTGCCTGTTAACGGCGTCAGCAAGTTCTTTAACGCTCCCCGCCAGATCGTCATTTTTTGCCCTCAGGTCGTTGATCTGCACATCCTTGCTGTCGTTAAGCTGTGCGAGCCTGTCATTTGTCGCCGTCAACTGATGGTTACGGGCATTTAGCCCCCATAGACAGATGGCAACGAGGATGATGAACGCGCAAGGAATGAGGATGTGCGCATTGTTTTTGAAAAAGCGGAATAAACTGATTAACCCGAACATAAAACCCCCTTAGCTTTAGTCAAGCGGGCTTTCCTGTCCTCCAGTCCGTTGGTACCGCCGTTAATGATTCTGGTGATGCGGCTAACATCATCCGAGTCAGCGATAGTATTAAGTCCGTGATTGCTCCACCAGGCAGCTGCGGATTCAGCAGCATATTGAGGCTGAGTAAGTAGTTCCGGGCTTTTCACGATATCAACGCCAAGCTGCTTCACCAGTGCGGCGTAATTCGCTTTCCCAGTCACCTGAATCAGGCCGCGCCCACGGTAACGATATCCATCCCCGCTGTTGCGATCGCCATTACCATTCCTGTTGGCGTAGATGATGCTGCCAATCATTTTCTGATCTGCAGGGTGTGCATTCTGTCCCGAGTCAACACGACCATATTTGAAAGCGTCTTCCTTGCTAATGCGATTGCCGAACATTGCCAGCAATGCACCGTAACGGTAATTCAGGCTCTCTTCGGTATGCACGAATCCAGATGACTCATGCCCTACCTGAGCAAGGAAATGTGCCTGTCTCAACGGTGTGGTGATGCCGTACTTTTCCATGGAGGCCAGTACGACTGGATACCACTTGCCGGCAAGAGTCGGGCCCACGCCTGTCGCCTTCTGAAATTCACTGAGTGTCAGCATTAGCTTTCTCTCCCGGCTCATTCAGGCCAAGTCGACGGCGTGCATACGCGAATAATGAATCAACCCCCACGTAACCCACGCCAGCAGAGATAGGCCAGCAGAGTTCAGGAGGAAAGTTCCAGTTGAAGATTGCCCAAATAGCAGTGAGCGTGGGCTGAGCGAAGAAGCACAGAATGCCGCACATTGTTGCGCCGGCGATCCGGTCTTTCCACTTTGACTTTGCGCCGCGTGAGGTAGCGAGTATCGACATGACAAAAGCCAGAACCGAATAGCCAGCTTCGTTTTTGTGGTTTACAAGCCACGCAAGCATCACCGCCCATGTATCCGGTCTGTCTTGCATAATCGATTTCTTCATAAGCGCACCCTGCAGGTGCTGTGTGTATAGGGTCAGGCCCTCAGGCTGCATTTAACAACGAAGCCATCTGATGTTGATTCCCGGGACCTGAAAATGAAAAAGGCCGCCTAAAGGCAGCCTTAAAATACGTGTATATATTTAACATGGCGGAGCAATGGGACCTTGAAGAATCTCAGCTTCGCCGTCATCGCAAATATCATAACCTTGAGTCAGTTGCCATATACCCCTGATAATCCGTCCTGTTCGGAGATCTTCCGTTTCGCCATCTGCGTAAAAGGCTACCTGAACCCTGCCATTGTGTTTTATCCAGTAAAAACCTTCTTCCATACCTTCCTCCCCTCACTATGAAGACAGTGTAGCCATTCTGATGATGAGCGAGTGTGAGGAAAACTTAATTATGAATAAAGTGATACTTTGGTCCACCATCGAGGACTCGAACCCCGAACCACAGAGGTAGAAGCTCCGTGCTCTCTCCAGTTGAGCTAATGGCGGAAAAAAGACCAGCAAAGAGTGGCTGGTCAGGGGTCATGCAGTTGTCTCTGCGTCGAGGGCGCGTCCCCGCCCAGTGTTTTAATCGTATCGAGAGCATTATCAAATGCCATCTTAAAAATAACATTCGCACCACAATAGATACCAGGCGGCAAGAACGTAAAGATACGTCCTCGTGATAGTTAAATGTTTTTTGGTCTCTGACATGCAAACTAAAAAGCCCCACGGGGTCAACCGCAGGGCTTGAAACGAAGGCAGTAACCCATCGTTAGAGTGAAACTAACACAGATTCGGGAAAAGTAAATAGCTCGCAATAAAATAGACCGCAATTATTTAAGGCGTTATCGAGTTATCGCTTTCAGTTGTGATTCAGCCCATGCTTCTTCCATGTCAAACTTCGTGATCAGTTGGTCATAAAAGGGCTTCACTGATTTCTTCCACGTATCCAGGCTAATCGCATCCGTAATCTGGCAAACAGCTGCATGGGCCTCAGTTGAGGGGATTCGCTCATACCCGCGGCCGCCGCAGCGCTTACAGTCTGCCAGCACCGGTACGCCCTGCTTATCTGTGAGCTCCTTGCTCACTGCTTTACCACGGCCATGACAATCACTGCATGCTGCGCTGACAGTTCCGGCGCCATTGCATTTTATGCAGAGAACCTTCACAGACTCTTTGACCGCAACCATCCCGGACACCTTCATCTTGCCTTCAGGCTTTCGGAACTTGTTGGTGAACACATCAGCCTCGATAAACCCAACGCCGGCGCAGCAGTCGCATTGCTTCACACTGGCGGCACTGCGGGAATAGTCCTCGAAAGCGAAGGTGGCCAACTGGCGCATTACCAGAGGCTTTATCCCGGCGCCTAGCTTGCGAAGCGCGGCAACCTTATCGCATTTGGTCAGTGCATATTCAGCCAGCAGCGCGATCGCCCTCTCCCGGTCGTTATGGCTTATCCCCATCTTACCGAGGAAAGCGCTGTACCCCATGGCGGCGCGTTCCTGCGTCATGCCCATGGCTGCCATGATATCCGTCCCGGTCAGGGAATCTGATGCGGTGGCGCGCGGGGAGTCGCTGATCATCGTGGACTTTGCGAAGTGGTATTTCACGGTGTTTTCGAGGTTCATGCTGCGGCTCCTGCCATCTGATAAATGCGAATGAAATTACGTAAAATGTTGTAGTCCACCAGCACCGTTCCCGGGCGGCGATAAATGCGGAGGCGCAGCCAGCGCATGCGAAGCGATTCGATTAGGTCTTGTTTCATGCGGCCTCCTGCTGTTTCAGTTCTTTGAGCTTTGCGCGGTACTCATCGCGGATCCGGATGTAGTCGTCGCGCTTCCATTTCGGTAGTTCGTGCGGGCCCATCAGGGCATCAAAGCGGGCCTGGCCAATTTTGGCAATCAGCGCCGGATGGTAGGCCGTCAGGTTGCCGGAGAGGTGGTTATTACATACCGAACACTGTTTATGGCAGTTGTCTTCGTCAAAGCGCAGCTCCGGATTCGCGCCGGTCGTACGGAAATGCCCCGCATGATACTGTCCTTCGTGGTGGCGATTGCAGCTGACGCACGGCAAGTTGCGATCCCGGAACCGGATGAATTCGTTGAACGCCTGCTGGGCTTGCTTGATGAAGTAACTGAGCGGTTTGACTGCCTGGCGGCGTTTGGCCTGCTGGGCTCTCAGCGCTATCTCTTCTTCGCGCTGGCGCTTCTTCTCAACACGCAAAGCCTCAGCGCGGTTCTTAGCGGTTTGTGCTTTGGCAACGGCAGTGGCGCACTCGTAGCAGCAGACGACCTGACCATCGCGCGCCGGGTGGAACCACTGACGGCAGCTCTGGTTTGCGCATTTACGCCGGGATTTCTTTTTCAGAATGGCAGGCATTGTTGTCCACCTCCCTGGATTGCGTTTAGCTCCCTGCAATGCGCATTTAGATAGCTGTTCCAGTGAGCTTTCCGAATGATGGTAGCCTGTTCTTCCTGTAGGGCTGGTTCGCGAATGGCTTTGCCTTTACGGTTTTTGTCTTCCCGGATGACGTCACCATTTACATGCAGCGCCTGACAAAGCGGGCAATAATCGCGGGTTTCCATTCCCCCAGCTTTTCCTGAGAAGAAGATGTTGCCATGCCACGTTCCGCACTCAGCGCACATCGGCGCGTCGCAGGTGAAGATTCCTCGGGCATTGCTAAGGTGATGGTTTTCGTCCTCATCAGCATCCCAGCCGATTATCCCATCGCATAGTAGGGTTGCAGGTTTACCACAAAACAGACATTTCGCTGATTTAGCCATAATCACCCCCAGCCCTTTTGGCGAAATGTCCGCGGCGTGCGTTCTTGCCGCCTGGCTTCCGGCAACCGGGCGCTCACAGTCCAGGTGATGCAATCGGGATTCAGGCTGCGCTCAGCTTTAACGCCGCGGCGTCGGTAATCCGCCAGTAACTGTTCGGCCTGTGCAGTAGTGCATTCGGTATGCTGGAACCATGATTCTTTCATCGCCATCACCCCGCAAAGCTCATGAGCTGCGCAGCGGCGTCCTCGGCCTCGCGCTGGTCCCTGAATGCTCGGGATAATATCCAGCGCCAGAGAACATCGAGTGCGGCCTTATACAGCTGCTGGAACTCGGTTTCGTCCATGTTGGCGAAGGCAATGCTGCGGGGGTGCTTGCGAAGGGTGCCATCTGGCAGTTGTATGGCGTCGTAATGGCCGGATTCGATTGTTACCCAGGCGCGATAAGCGTCGAAGGACTTACAGGCGCTGATGCTCCCGGTGCGCTTGTCGGCGATGCGATCGAGATACTGTTCAGCCGCATCCAGCAGCGCGGTTTCGTTCCCGCCGAAGGATGCCAGGAATTTGGCGTAGCCGGTCACCAGCTTACGTTCGTTGGATGAGATGGCCCCGCCGGTTGGCTCCCAGTATTCGAAGCCCAGATTCAGAAGCGCGAAGAAGCGACGGTGAAAAGCCGCATTACGGACCTGTTTGAATTCGGCAACCAGTACGGCGCCAAGCTTGATTTTTGATTGCAGTAATTCGCTGGTCTCCGGCGTTGCGGGGATCAGGATTCCAGAGGACTGCTTGATGAGTTGTAACTGCGCCATGGTGTTCACTCCGTGACGCATCGAGGTCAGGTTGCTGGTTGTTCAGGCCAGCTCAATAATTATGATTGCGTACGTAGTGACAAGTCAATTTTTAGAAGTCATTTCCCTTACTACTTCCATTAAAGTTTCCTGCGACCAGTAACGTTCGTCCCTACTAAGTTTTCTATGAGTTATGGAGCTGTCGTTGGTGGATATTATATAGCGCTCTTCCGGTCCCACCTTGAAAGACAGCAACTCTCTTCCTTTCCCATCGGTTATGGTCACTCGTAGATCTGACTGAGCTACACTCTCCATATAATCCCCCTGAGCGACATACAGACGCGATTAAAGATGTCGGCAGCAGCATCAAATGGATTCTCAATTTGCGTTATTCTGAAAATGCGCGCTACCCCTGATTACAGCCTTAACAGAACCAGTCGTCTGCACTCCCCCAGGTTTCCTGGAGTTTCTCCTCAACGGTATTCTTCGCTTCCTTTGCGCCACCGTAAATATTCAACCCATCCATACCAGTGCGAAGAATAGTCACCGAGCAATCTTCAACCTCATTTTGTAATCGTTTGGATAGTTCTGTTTGAAGCGCCAGGAGTGCCCCTTCTGGAAGTTTTCTATTCTGATCAATGGTTAACGCGACTTTCACTTTCCCCTCCCCGTCGAAAAACTGTATATTTATACAGTTACTTTATAAACCTCTCATTTCTGGTTTGCAATAATTTCGGGACACTAAATGCGGTTTGTATCGATGAAGATAAGGATCGCGTCGACCATGTTTTGTTAGAAATCTCAGGAAATCCATGAACACAAGTCCGCCTCGCTCCATGCTTGGTTACTTATTAAGCAGCCCTGCCTCATTATCACCGCCATCTCTAATTGTCAAGGCATAGAGGCAGCATAAAGTTTAACAATCAGTTTCCTTATTGTTAATTCCACACAATCATCTTTTTTTGCAAGTTTTATGGCATATATCCTAAAAATGATTGGCATGATTGCTTAACAGCAACAGCAGTGTTTAACTGTGCAGAATTTTTGTTATATTCGCTTACGTAAAGCAAAAAATTAAAACATGAACAGCAAAAAAGTGTCACAGAGAAAACTGCTCAGACATCATAATAATTCTTTAAAAAATCCTAGCTATTATTCAGATCTAGCAGGCGCTGACCTGCGTTTTATGGATCTCCGGAGTCTCAATTTGAAAAATATCAATTTATCCGGAAGTGACCTATCATTCAGTGATCTACGTGGGGTTGATTTCTCATTTGCCAGTCTTAAAGGCGCTAATATGAGTTATTGCAAAACAGAGGGGGCTATCTTCGATCATGCGGTTTGCACTGGCGTTGACTTCTCAGGAAGTAATATCAAAGCCGCAAGTTTTACTGGTTCATTCATGGATAATGATTACGTGCCGGAGGCTACATTGACTGCTACACCTCTTATCACTGTTTACATGCCGACATGGAATCGTGAAGCGCTGACAATACGGGCTATAAATTCTGTCATTAGACAAGATTATGTTCATTGGGAACTTATAATTGTTGATGATTTTTCCTCTTCTTTTGAGACGCTGCAGTCATTTGTTGCTGAACTTAAAGATCCACGTATAACCTATATTCGTAATGAATTTAATTCGGGTGCCTGCGCTGTCCGAAATCAGGCTATAAAAATGGCCAAAGGCTATCTGATTACCGGCTTGGATGATGATGACGAATGGCTACCTACCCGTCTGTCGTCGTTTGTTGCCTATCAGTACAAGCTTGAGACTCACGCATTTTTGTATGCAAATGATTACCTATGTGATAGCAATAGTTATCAAAATTTATGCGAATTGAAAGATTACCCTAAACCCGCATACAAAAAGAGTCTGTTTGATAAAAGAAATATAATAGGTAATCAGATGCTGACATTAACCGACAGACTGCGTAAAACGTTGTTTGATGAGCATTTAAGCGCAGCGCAGGATTATGATGCTTTTTATCGACTGGCTGAAACATATGGCGACCCATTCAAACTGGATGACATTACTCAAGTACTTTATGTAAATCATGGGGAAGTTCGAATCACATGCTCGGGGAGAAAGTTCGCAGGCTATCTGGATTTCTATCGTAAACATAAGTCTAAATTAGATGCTTCCAGTAGAAAATATCAACTCTTTACTCTGTACTATATCCGCAATAAAAGCATGAGTTCGCGAACGATGATGAAACTGATGACACTTCGCAATCTTAAAAGATATCTGATGATGTATTCTACTTTTAGAAACAGAAAGTTCTGAATGTTTGATAAAAATATCGTTTCCTCCCCCGATTCAAACGGACAAAGCGCTATAATATAGCCGCGACTTCGCGGCAGCATTTTAGTCAATCATGTCGCATTCTTAATTACGCAAAGTTCTGGCAGGTTGGTCCTGACTAGCGCTTCTGCAAACGGCGGTGGTACCGCGTTGCCATACCGGGCCACTTGCTTGTCCTTCGCGTACTTCACTCCGCGATAGTCTTGGTCGATGATGTACCAGTTCAGGAAACCTTGCGCCCGGTAAAGCTCGTGTGGCTGGAGCATACGCATGCCGATAACAACGATGAGATAAACAACGCCGTCAACCATAATCAGCCGTCGCGGTCCTCAAAGCCATACTGCCACAGGTTACCAGTTGTTCAGACTGGCAACTAGGTTATGGCGGGTTGATTATGGAAAATCAAAGTTATTCATCAGGTAAGTCAACGACAAATTCACCTTTAACTTTTTTAATCGGAAGTGGTCCAGATGATGAGTAAATGCCGGGATCTATTTCTGAAATAAAACCATACACTCCTTCGTGATCAGGGCTCTCCCTAACCTCACATTGTCCGCATCCAACCTCTTTACCATTACGTCTAAAGCTAACTCTTTGCATATGGCTTCCCATTGAAACCTCACTGAGCTCGGGTTACTTTTTCGCGTTCTGATCTGCCATCTCAACATAACGAGGATCTGATGGCTTCGGTAAAGTTATTGACGCTTCCCGATAAAACTTCAACCTCTCCAAAAAATAATCTCGTAAATTATCTGGCTGCTCGCGCATCACCACCTCGGCTATGACCGGCATGTTAAGGCGCTCTTTGTACGCAACTCCAGAAGCGGCAAGGTCAACGTTAACCTTGTCGCGATCTTCCTGCGACTTTGCCGCGATGTTGTCGGAGGTCATGAATCACCTTTTTCTGGTTTTATTAGGTATCGAGTAAGCCGTTTTAGTTCCGGTGTTCGTGACGACAAATCCAGGTTGAATATAACGGAGAAATATTTCCATGTTCCCCTGGGTTGAACTCACTGGAATGGACTTTCTTTCGATATCTATCTTCCAGCGCTTAAGCAGCGCCTTAGCCTTTTTTTCTGTGAGTGGAATATTGCGTTCTTTCGCAACAGCAATTAGCTGCTCAACTGTTGGAAGTTTCATATGGGCTGGGCTTGTCATTTTGTATAACCACCTGTTGAGGGCCGTGATTTTATCATAGCCCTCTTCAAATGTTTTAGTACTTGGCCAGTGTCATCTTAACTTCTGAATATCATCTCCCTAGCTGCGGTGCTGCTGCGAGCATGGCCTTGTAAACGGCGTTGCCAGTCCAGAGCTTGTTGATTGGAGTAGTTTCAAATCGAATTGCGCTGGCGGCCGCTGATTGCATCTCCGCTGTCGGCTCCACCGGCACCAGTGCGTAACCATCCGGAATCGCCGGAGAGTTGCCAGCGGCACCCTGAAGCATGTCGGCGCAGCAGGCGTTCCAGCCATCGCAGTAATAATCATCGTAATCACTGCCAGATGTTGACTCGATTTCATCAGGCACTACCGGCGCTGGCGGGGCGGCGTAGAACTTGTCACCAATTTTCCGACCAAGCTCTTTAGGTGGTCGGTAACAGACTAGCGTCCATGCTCCGTTGATGAATGCCACGGGCTCGAAGGAATTCTCCGCTTCTAGCGCTGCCAGCGCCAGTTTCATCGCCGCCAGCGCCTTAGCCGCATCTTCGTTTACTGCTCCAGGCGTGGCATCGCGCTCTTCTTCAAGTTCTGAGATTGTTTTCAGGAGCCACTCTTTGGTTAATGTCATGGGTTAGTCCTCAACCTGCTGTGCTTTCAACTGGAGATGGGAAATCTATGGTTTCATCAAAGCCAGCGCCTATATCAGCCACGGCGGTACACCAGTCACTGGAGCTACGCTTGTCAAGCCTCGCCATTACCTCGCCAGTTCTGCGCAGGTCATACAGGAGAATATTCGTATCGCCAATGGTATAAAAACCGATTTTCTTTGGTGATGGGCACCGGTCGAGGACTGCCTGGAGTTCATCAACCCAGGCCATCTCTTTTTTGGTTAGCTTTGTCATATCACCCCTCACCGTTGATGCGGATGCCAGCGGCTACCAGAGACTCAATCACCTCATCGCGGTAGTAAAAATCTCCCTCTTCGTCATATCGAGCGTGAGCGGTGCAGTACGACCCACCTTCCATGCTAATCCGCTGAGGAAGCACAACCTCCCGAGCCTCCAGTTCAGCGATCCGCTTCTCTGCGGCCTCGGCTCTCTCTATCGCCACCACAAGAGAGCTGGATAGGGACGATGTATATTCCGAATCGCAGCAGCTGGCGCATATAGATCCGCCGTCATTGTGATTCACTGTAAGAGCCCACTGCTGGCAGAAGTCGCAATCGCGCATTACCGCTTGGCCCCAGTTATGTTTTTTGCGCTCAGGAACGCGCAGCGCCTGTTTGTTGGTCATTGGGCTGCTCCTTTGCGAAGTTGGGCGGCGAACTCTTTGGCGTGCTCAATCATCAGCGTGTAATGTTCCTCATCCTCAGGCTCAATGAACACGATGTCTGACTCGCATTGATCAACCATCATATCCACACCCTGAGCACGCACTTCAGCCAGGAAGGCGTCGGTGGCCGGGGTTTTCATTGCACCGCGAAGAACGTTGTACGCTGCCAGCATTGCCCGTTCCGGCACCTCATCATCTGCAAAGAACACATCCAGAGCAGTCATCATCGGTTGAAGTTCAGGAGTACTTTGCTTCAGCCCCGCATTCTCAGCCGCCAGCGCATCGCGCTGCTTTGTCATCTCGCGCAGCGCCGCGGTAGTGCAGTCCAGCCGTTCGGCCAGACGGGAAACAATTTTCGCCATATCGATGATCGGCGTGTCGCTGCTCATAGCCTTCGCAAACTGATGACCAACGGCCACCAGCTCTTTGTTATTCAGTGAATCGTTCATTTTGATGCTCCCCGATGCGTATAGCGTTCCAGGTCAAAGTCGATAACTGCGCGTTCGTCGCGGAAGATGCCGCAGCGTCCATGGCGGATTAGTGAGCCCTGTTTTATGGCAACCCGGATGTACTTCTCGGCGGTGGTGCGATGCAGCCCGAACATCTCCACGATGTCTTTGGTCGTAGCGTGTCCATACTTTTTCACCATCTCAATGATCCAGGCGATAAACAGCGCGCGTTCCTGATGGGTCTTAGGCCTTGCCATTTTCGACCTCCGCGTTTACCAGCTGCTGAACGAGGTGCTTATGGCGGCCAACAACGCGTACGGCGTCGCGCAATCTCTCCAGGTTCGCCAGCTTGCTCTTCGCGCGGAGAATTTCGCGGGAGATAACCCGGACCGTCGGAATGGTCACGGATACGTCGCGCCCTTCGGTGAACGAGGGGATCTCGCTGACAATCTGCACAACGTCCTTCGGTTGAACCGTCTCGACCACTTCAGGTGATACAGTTTCTGCTGGCACAGATGGCGCAGCTGGTTCTTCAGCGGTTTCCGTTGTTGTCGCCGGCAGTGACCAGGTGACACCTTTGCCCTGCCCGTTCTTCACCACGATGCCCTGGCGCTCCAGCGCGCGCATTGCTGAGGTTATGCCGCGACCGTTGCGGTTCACCACTGCTGCCAGCGATACGGTATCCATGGCGCCGTTCTTCGCCAGGAGTTGCTTAATCACCGCCGGGTCTACGGGCTCTGGCGCTTCGCCATGCAGTGCAGGCTTTGCCGGTGGCACGCAAGCAACGCGTTTCGCATCCCTTGCGGAACCAAGGAACCAGCCGCCATCGGAGAAATCACAAAGACCCTGATCGCGCTGTTCACGCAGCATGTTCAGTGCTTCGACAGGCTCAATATCCAGACGAGCGGCCAATTCGCGGTATGTCGCCCGGCCCATTTTTTCCAGTGCTTGGATTACGGTTTCCATAGTTTTTCCCTTAGAAATTACTTAACCGGACGCAGGTGCGACACGTTTTTGCGGTAGCTTTCCCAGTCGAAATTGACCCAGATACCACCGTCCATCTGAAGACGATCCATGACGCGCACGCCCAGAGTAGCCACCAGTTCGCCATGATTCAGGTTGGTCAGGATGCCGACCGGGCGCATCGAGGAGAGTCTGCGGTCAATTACCTGATTGATGATGACCTTCTCCCCGCTAGAACCGCGCTGGATACCAACTTCGTCAAGCACCAGGAGATCGACGTTGCACAGGTCGTTTAGTAGCGATGATTCGGACTGACCCTCGTCGTAGCACTCGCGAACGCGGAGCATCAGGTCAGGAATGGTCACCACCAGAACGGAATGGCCAGCCGCGAGCAGGTGGTTACCGATTGCCGCCGCCAGATGATTCTTCCCGGTACCCGGCGCGCCGCTGAAGAGGAAGCTCGCGAAGCTGCCGCCGCCGAAGTTTTGCGCGTAGCTTTTCGCCATGCTGTAGGCCGAGCGCTGCTCTGGACCAGTGACTTCATAGTTCGCGAACGAGCAGGTGCGGTGCAGAGCCTGAATACCGGCACGGCCAAATATCTTCTCAGAGCGGGCCCGCTGGTTTTGCTTCTCGATTTGCAGACAATGTTTACGGCCCTCTTCCTGCTGCCATGCCTGCCATTCGGCGACGCTGGTGAATTTCGGCTGTACGGCGGCCGGAATGATTTTCTTCAGGCGCTCAAGAGCGGTACCAGTACCGATGACATTTTTCATTCTGCACCTCTGAAGCCTGTAGGGATCTTGTTGTCAGGACGTGAGATCCGATTCACGTCCCGGACTTCCTTGCGGCTGCTGAGACCGAATTTCGGTTTGAACAGGCCCTGATATCCGTTGGCTATGCTCGCGTTGATGACGGCTACCGGATCGTGGCCTTCGTCCAGGCACTCTTTCAGCAAGTTGAATGCCTTGGTCACGGTCATCTCAGTTTTGATTGGCTTCCCAGCCTGGCGGCGATAAGCGACCCATTCGCTCCATGATTCGGCATTCAGCCATTCAGGAACCTGGATACTCAGCGGATCAAACTTCACCTTCCCCTTTGGGGGATTAGAGGGGGTTAGATCTGTATTTATATTTGTCTTTGGAAGAATGTCTTTGGTGTTCCCTGTTTTCGGGGATACCTTTCCCTGTTTTCGGGGATAACCATCCCCGTTTTCAGGGATGGTTTGAGTGGTATTTTTGCCATCCCCGTTTTCAGGGATAGCTGTCCCTGTTTTCGGGGATAACCATCCCTGTTTCTGGGGACTGCAAAGACTAACTTCATGAAGAGAGAGAACCCATGTGAAAGCTTCAGCAGCAGGGAAAATCACTGGGCATCTCGTACAATTCGGCTTTGTGTAAGCCCATTTATCCAGGTTGGTATTAATCCCGATGTATCTGGTTTGCCCAATACGGCGCAGGATGATGATGTTCCGATAGGCAAGGCTCAGCACCGCTTCTGAAACATGCTTTACCTTCAGCGTCGTTTTGTCGGCAATGAGACTGTTAGCGATCCGGTCTGATTTTTTGGACCAGCCATAAGTCAGCCGAACGATGGCATTCAGTACCCGGAACTCACGCCCGGATAGCTCAACGATACACAGGGCATCCTGGATCTGATTGGCTAAACGGAGATAGCCATTTTCCAGATCAGCCATGCGGCTCTCCTGTTGCTCCTGCTTTGGAACGGGGAATTTGATAACTTCAGCGGTATTTGACATACTCACCTCCGCAATTACGCACAGTTTTTGCACCAGAAAGCCGTTGGTGTTCGCGCACCGCGGCTTTCGCCTTTTTAGAAACTGTCATCACATAACTCCTGGGGCCATTGCTGCCAGGCTCGCCAGAACCGGGCCGAGGGAATCAGTTGGCAGAAAACGCAATAATGCTTCTGCCGCTTCACGAACTTCCTTCTCCAGACGCTGGATTGGATGACCCAGTAACTTAGCCTGATGCGCTTCTCCACACTCTTTGATGGCATCTGCGATCAGCTCTTCATTGGTTTTGCCTGTTACCAGGCCGAACTCGCGCGCTACTGCTTCGTTATCGCGTGCCATCACCGCTACGATCGCCGGAGTCAGCATCTCCAGGTACTTGTCATACTTCGGCCCGGAGTTATTAATCATTCGGAAGAAGTTAACTTTGGTGCCGTGTACCGAACCGGCCAGCAGCAGGCCACGACCACCACTGGCAAACCACTCTTTCGCCACCAGCTGCGAGATGTAGTTTTGCGCGTCGCCGGGCGTTGCCCTGTTCCATGCTTTTACAGCCTCCCGGATATTCGAGAGTTTGCATGATTTGCGCGGAAGCTCTTGATATTTCGATATCACCAGCCCAGCAGTCAGGCTGCTACTATGGTTGTGGTTTTGCGTTTGCATGGTTGATCTCCTACTTTGGCAAACCATCTGTAGGGTTTGGATAGGCGCTTGGGTCAATCTCATGAGGCGTAACTTTCCATTTAAGGATTCGACACAACGGCAAAATTCGAGCGTGTGGGACTTTCCCTTTCCGCAACCATTTGCCAACGGCTTGAGATGAGATGCCGAAGCACTCGCCAATACCTACCTGAGACATGTGGCTGCTGATTTTTTGTTTAATTTGGTTATCCATTTGCTGTCCTGGCTGTTTGCTTTAGGTGATTGGAGAATAGCACTTAAAACTTTTGGTTCCAATAAAAATCAAACCAATAGTTCTAATGAACTATCAAACCATTGGTTGTAAAATGAAAATATGAATAAAATTCCTCACCCTGTATTTGCTAAAAGAATCCATCAAGTGATGGAGGAAAACGGCTGGAGCATGGCGGACCTTGCGCGGCGCGTTATGCTTTCCCACACATCCGTGAGAAAGTGGGCCAATGGAGCGTCAGCTGCGAGTGGCGAGCGTCTTAAAAGGCTGGCCGCGGTAACTGGCAGGCCTGAATATTGGTTTTTCATGGAGCAGGGAGAGGAAGGCGAGAACGGCGAAGAACTACCAGCATTACCGCGTGTGCTCGATGAAAGAGAAGAAACGTTGCTTTCACTTTTCAACCAATTGCCGGAAGCAGAAAAGCTGCGATTGATTATTCACACCAGAGGCGTGGTTGAAGAGATGGATCTTCTGAAAAACGATGTGTACGACATCATTCATGATTTGAAGAAATAGACCATTTCAAACCCGCTCTACAATGAGGCACCGTATCGGTGTCTTTTTTTCGCCCTCAAATAGAACCATTGGTTCCATTTGCACTTTACACATCGAACTTTTGGTTGTATCTTCAGTTCATCGACAACACACGCACCGTTGTCAGGTTAAAGAAACGTTCCGCCAGCCTGGCGACAAGGGCAAACAAGAGGGAATCATCATGGTTCATCAGCACTATGGCACCCAGACGGTCAACCGCGGCGCAGTCCTGCCCGGCATGCTCGTCAAACACAAAGATTCAACCTGGACCGCATCTGCTAATGCACGTGGCCGCCTGTATCTTCACCGTGGCGTAGAACGCACCTACACCAAGGAGTTGTTGGTTGAGGTCTATTTAAACGGCGTGGGGAATGGCCTGAGCCATTAACGGGGGGAGTCATGAAAGAGAAGAAGTGCGATTACTGCCACAAACCGGTAGAGCAAGGGAAGGAAGTTAAAAACGAATTGCTCTTCATCCGTGGCGCCCAGCTGGCGCGCGAACAACGTAACTACTGCTCTGTACGTTGCGCTTCATACGACCAGATGGCACACGAAGCATAACGTAAAAGCCGCGCAAGGCGGCCTGTACGCCCGGTGACACCGACCAAAGTTACACCGGAAAACTACCTAACCCAAAAACACACCCAATGGGCGCTATCTCTGGCCCGGGGATCTTACATCCAAAAATGAGGATCTGACATGGAATTTTTCCATCTGCTTAAAGCCAGTCAGAAGTCTGGAAAGAAAGATGCGGTGATTTGGTTCACTGCGAAAACTGCAGCGCGCGCAAACCTGCAGCTTGATGTCGAGCTGGAAGACGCTGGCATCGAAACCGGCCGTGGTAAAGACTACGCCAAGCCGATCCGTACCGACATGCCTGTTGTTAACGACCTGCCGGAAGAAGGCGTGATTGATTACACCTGGTGCCAGCGCTACGCCCTGGATGAAGACGGCCGCACATGGAATGTGATCCCGGGCGCCGCATCTCAGAGCGAAACCACTATCGCCCCCGACAGCGCCACCAGCGATGAGAATCAGCCGGACGCGGCTGTAACTGCCCCTGATACAGCAAATGTGGGCACCACCTCCCTACTTGAAAATCGCACCCCGGCTGTCCGCTTCGCCGTCCATCTCTTGGGTGATAAGTACCTTGCGGAGATTAGCCAGGAGAAGCAGATCGTTGCCACCGAACTGGCGAACGATGAGGGCAATGCTTACTTCCAGAACCTGCTGCAGGCCAAAAATGATGTTGCTGATATTAGCGATCTCAGCCTGCATGCCGAGTGGAAACTGGTTCAGGCCGTAAAAGACGTTTTCTCTCAGGGCAAAGAACACGAACCCGCAATGTTGGCCACCTTCATGTCTGGATGGATTAAGTCCGATGATCGCAATCAGCTGGTTGAGGACTGGAAGAATGGCAAATCCCCTTTGCTCAAAGCAAGTGTTGAAACTGATGTTGCTGACAACATTGCGTTAGTCGATCAAGGTCTGGTGATCGACGAGCATGACGACGAAGACACCCGCTACCCCGTTGTGCAGATGCCCTTCCGCAAACAGCTACTCGCCCAGTTCACCGCTGACGAACTGCGCCACCACGTAACTCGTGAAGAATTTGAAGCAATCGGCGCGCTGGAAATGGATACAGATAACAGTTACGTCCAGAACTTGCTGTTAGCTGCTGAGAGTTGCCCGGAAGTGAAGGGATACGACACTAAAGACCTGTGGCGCTACACCGACGCCATTCGCAAGGTATTCAAGCAGGATAAGCGTCACGAGCTGGCTCTGGTACTCCGTTTCACCAGAATATGGGCTGCAACGGATTACATCAACCGCGGTATCCTGGCGCGCGAATGGGCTGCCGGCAACCGTATCAGTGATGTGCAGCGCACTGACACAGGAACCAATGCAGACGGCGGCTTTATCACCGACCGCGGTGAAGGTGCCCATCACACCCTGGATACTCTGGATCTGGAAATCGCCTGTGCCCTACTTCCGATGGACTTTAACCACCTCGAAATCCCGGGCAGCATTCACCGCCGCGCCAAAGAGATTGTTACCAGCAAAGAGCAGCCCTGGAAGTCCTGGAGCGCCATCCTTCGCAATCAGCCTGGCATTCTTTCGGTAAACCGCGCGGCTATCTTCAACCTGGTACGCATCGCACCGGAGAACATCCACCTGACGCCTGTTGCTCACCTGGAGTTCATTAACCAGACAATGACGGCTGAATTTAATGCTGCAACTGAGTTGTTATCACTACAGATAGTTACTGACGAACCTACGGAGAATGAGATTGATAGCCACTTTGTCGATCAGCAGTTAGCTGCGGAACGCGGCGAGTTTGTTAACGGCGTCAGCGACCCAGCCGATCCGAAGTGGGATAAAGAAAACCTGGCCACCACCAGCCAACCGCAGGTGGCCAACCTCGGCGGCGGCATGTTCTCCATCGATGGCCTGATGGGTGGAAATACTGACCCGGTCATCAATACCACCTCAAATAAAGTCGAAAAAACGGAAACAGTAACAGAGACCACCAGCAATGTGCAGATGGAAGAGGCTCAGCCAGAGAAAGTCGAAGTTACTGATGCGGTATCACCAAGCGAAAGCGCTGATGCAGCTGCTGCGCAAACAGATGCCCTGAATTCGTCCGAAGTTCTGGCCGCCGCAGCGCCGAGCATGGCTTACCAGGAACAGGCCGATGTGAACCAAAACGCGGAAAATGCGCATCAAGATGACGATTCTGCGCATCAAAACACACCAAAAGTGAATCAGATCGAGCCAGAAACGCATCAGGCCGAACCAGAAGCCGAATACCCAGCGTACTTCGAACCGGGCCGCTATGAGGGTCTGCCGAATAACGTTTATCACGCAGCGAACGGGATCAGCTCGACCCAGGTGAAGGATGCCCGAGTCAGCCTGATGTACTTCAATGCGCGCCACGTCGCCAAAACCATTCCGCGTGAAGGTTCCAAAGTGCTGGATATGGGAAACCTGGTGCATGCGCTGGCGCTGCAGCCGGAAAACCTCCATGAAGAGTTCAGCGTTGAGCCAGTGATCCCGGAGGGGGCATTTACCACCGCGGCGACCCTGCGCGCTTTTATCGATGTGTACAACGCCACCCTGCCTGCGCTGCTAAGCGTAGACGATATCAAAGCGCTGCTTGAAGAGCACAACGCCACCCTGCCGGTGCCGGTGCCGCTGGGCGCCTGCATGGAAGAAACCGCGCAGAGTTACATGTCGCTACCGGAAGAATACCAGCGTGTTGAAGTCGTTAAGAGACAGACAGCGACGGCCATGAAGGCCTGTATCAAAGAGTACAACGCCACCCTGCCCTCGCCCGTGAAAACCAGCGGCAGCCGTGATGCGCTCCTCGAGCAGCTGGCGATCATCAACCCTGACATGGTGGCGCAGGAAGCGCAGAAACCGGCACCGTTAAAAGTGTCCGGCACCAAAGCGGAAATGATCCAGGCGGTGAAGTCCGTTAAGCCGGATGCGGTATTCGCTGACGAACTGCTGGATGCGTGGCGCGAGAATCCGGGTGAAAAGATTCTGGTTACCCAGCAGCAGATGCAAACGGCGCTGGCCATTCAGAAAGCCCTTCACGAGCATCCGACCGCCGGCAAGCTGCTGCTGCACCCTGATCGCGCTGTTGAGACGAGCTATTTCGGTATCGATGAGGAGACCGGGCTGGAAATCCGCGTGCGTCCGGATCTGGAAATCGACATCGACGCCGTACGCATCGGTGCCGACCTGAAAACCATCAGCATGTGGAATGTGAAGCAGTCCGGCCTGCGTGCCCGTCTGCACCGCGAAATCATCGACCGCGATTATCACCTCAGCGCGGCCATGTATATGAACACCGCGGCGCTGGATCAGTTCTTCTGGATTTTCGTTAACAAAGACGAGGGTTATCACTGGATCGCCATCGTTGAGGCCAGCGAAGAACTGATTGAGCTGGGCATGCTCGAGTATCGCCAGACGATGAACCGCATCGCTGACGCTTTCGACACTGGCGTGTGGCCAGCGCCGATCACCGAAGACTACACCGACGAACTGAACGACTTCGACCTGCGCCGCCTTGAAGCGCTGCGCACTCAGGCATAAGGGGAATGACGATGGAAAACACAAATATCGTAAGCGCTGAACAGCAGACTCCAAACACGATCTCAGCCAGCAATGCCATTTTCAATGTGCAGGCATTAACCCAGCTTCAGGCTGTCGCCGGATTGATGGCGCAAGCAGCCGTAACGGTGCCTGAGCACCTCCGCGGCAATCCTGCCGACTGCATGGCTATCATCATGCAGGCCATGCAGTGGGGCATGAACCCTTACGCCGTGGCGCAGAAAACGCACCTGGTCAACGGTGTGCTGGGCTACGAAGCGCAGCTGGTAAACGCGGTGATCTCCAGCTCCAACGCCATCGTTGGGCGCTTTCACTATGAGTACGAAGGTGACTGGTCGAAATGCGCCAGCAGCCGCGAGGAGATTGTTAAGAAGCCAGCGAAAGGCGGCGGTACATACGACAAAAAAGAAATGGTACGCGGGTGGACCAGCGCCGACGAACAAGGCCTGTCGGTTCGTGTGGGTGCCGTCATTCGCGGCGAAAGCGAGATCACCTGGGGCGAACCGGTGTTCCTTTCCAGCGTGATTACGCGTAATTCTCCCCTGTGGATTTCGAATCCTAAGCAGCAGATTGCATATCTGGCCCTCAAATACTGGGCGCGACTGTATTGCCCTGCAGTTGTTCTGGGTGTGTATACCCCGGATGAAGTTGAGCAGCGCACCGAGAGGGAAATTAACCCGGCCCCCGCTCAGCGCGTGAGCCTGGCTGATATCAAAGGTGACAGCGTAACAACCACCCACAGCGCACAAGAATCAGCGGCAAATATCGATGCTATAGCCCATGAGTTCCGCGATCGCATCGAGGCTGCAGAGGATGTGGATAGTGCCAAAGCACTCCGCGCTGACATCGAAACCGCAAAGGTGACGCTGGGTACAGCCCTGTACACAGAGCTCAAAAACAAAGCGGTGAAACGCTATTACCTGGTGGATGCACGCAACAAAGTCGAAGCGGCAATCAACTCCCTGCCTTCGGGTGACGAACCGGGCGCTGCTGAGCGATTCGAGGAAGTTGAGCGCGTACTGGCGGCGGCAAAACGTCACCTGGGCGACGAGCTGCACGATCAGTTCAGCATCACCCTGGCAGATATGAAACCGGAATACGTGGCCTAAGGGAGGCGGGAGGGTCCGCCCTCCCGGTAACGAGATGAGCAAATTCACAAACGAAGAGTTAATCGCACGCACAAAAATGCGCCTCGCTATGGTTGCAAGTTTCCCGGATAGCAAGTTGGCGCAGATGGATAAATGCCTGGCTGAAATCGCAATGTCAGCGCTTTCAGCATCACAATTTTCGCAGCCAGTACTCGAGTCTATCGCTAACGTTTTTATCGCGGCGATAGAAAAAGAGCAGGAGCGACTCCACGGCGAAGACTACTTAATGGACTCGAGAGACTGCATTGCGGTGATTCGGGAAGAAATACAGCGGCTCAATGCCTGCCGTGCCGGCATGCAACCTGAAGTGCCAGGAGATGACCATGCGACTGATTAACCGCGGCAATCAGCAGTCCCCTCTGGCGCGCCGGGCATGTGCTATCGCCCTGGCGACCCACGCAGAACGTTACGGCGATTACGGTCGCAGCAAAATGAAAGAGACGTATACGGTGAGGGTTGAAGGCGTGAAGGTCTGGGTGGAGGTGGTGAACCGAAAGGCGAGCTACGTGGCCACCGCGATGACCGGCATGCGCCGCTTGCGATCCTTACCCGGACAGATCGCCTGATATTGAAATATCACCCTACTGGGCTTTGATGGCTCATATTAATCAAACTGGAGGTTTTAATGGGACAGCTCGTTAGCCTGGAGGACTGGGCATCCGGTCCGAACGGCTTTAAGCAACCACCATCCAGAGCGTCGCTGCACAGGATTGCAAAAACTGGACAAACAATCCCCAGGGCGCTGAAACAAGGCCGGCGGTGGGTTATCGATGAAGAAGCCAAATTTGTTGGTTTACTCGCATCGCCAGCCATACCACCACGCCTACCGAAAGCGGTGAATACGCTTATGGAGCGAGTAATTAATGGCAGCCAGACCACGTAATCACAGGGTTGATATCCCAAATCTCTACTGGAAATTGGATAAGCGCAACAGTAAAACCTACTGGCAATACCGACACCCTTTAACCGGTCAATTTGTCGGTTTCGGTACCGATCAGGAGGCGGCCAGATTGGCCGCTACTGAGTTAAACAGGCTACTGGCGCAGCAGGAAGCTGCCCAGTCGTTCGCCCTGATAGATATGGTCAGCCATAAAAAGGTTAACTCAAAAAAATCGATACGGATGAGTTTATGGATCGAGAGGTATTTGAAACTCCAAGAGGAACGACTCAGCAATAAAGAGATAAAAATTAATACGCTCAAATCCAGAAGATCCTGCACCAAAGTGCTGGCTGAAAGAATGCCAGACATTGGCATTCAGGAGGTCACAACGAAAATGTTGGCGGCTATTACTGACGAATATAAATCCAGAGGAAAAGCGCGCATGGCGCAAACGCTCAGAAGTGTCTGGATTGATTTGTTCAAAGAAGCTCAGCACGCTGGTGAAGTCGAGCCCGGTTATAACCCTGCGTTGGCCACAAGAAAAGTCGTTGTTCGGGTAAGTCGGTCTCGACTGAACCTTGAGATGTGGAAAGCGATATTTGAAGCAGCCGGCAATTTGGCGCCCTATGTTCAAAACTCCATGCTCCTGGCAATTGTGACCGGGCAACGTCGCGGTGATATAGCCAAAATGAAGTTCTCTGACGTCTGGGACGGTCATCTCCACGTTGAACAGCAAAAGACGGGGATGAAACTGGCTATACCCCTCACTTTACGCTGCGAGATGTTGGATATCACTCTGGCACAGGTAATCAAGCGATGTAGGGATCGGGTCGTAAGCCCCTGGCTTCTTCATCATGTGACATCAAGCGGAAATGTGAAGGCAGGTGATCAGGTTGGCGAGAACAGTCTTAGTGTCTCCTTCAAGGTCGCGATCGATAGCACTGGCATTTCTGTGGAGGGCGGAAAAACCATGCCAACATTTCACGAACAGCGCTCTCTATCGGAGCGTCTGTATGAAGAGCAAGGCATCAATACTCAGCAGCTCTTGGGTCACACATCAGACAGGATGACAGCGCAGTATCATAACGATCGCGGTCTCGACTGGGTGAAAGTGAAGGTGTAGCTACGAGAATAATTGGGCCGCATACTCCCGGAAACTTCTCAGAATTTAAGGATTCATTTTGGGGAGGAATTTTGGAGGAGTTTTGGGGAAGAAATTTAGACAAATAAACCGGGCATTGCGCCCGGTTTTGTTTCCAGCCTGAAAAAGTTCTTACGAACTTAATCCGCGATTTACCAGCATTGGTTCAATCTTCGGATCATGCCCACGCCACGCGCGATAAAGTTCAGCTAAATCAGTACTATTCCCACGTGACAAAATCGCTTCGCGGAATTTCTGCCCGTTCTCGCGGTTTAATCCGCCCTGCTCCACAAACCACTGGTAGCCGTCGTCGGCCAGCATTTGCGTCCAGAGATAGGCGTAATAACCCGCCGCGTAACCGCCGCCGAAAATATGGGCAAAGCATACTATTCAAATGCGGTTTTTATCCATACTAAACAAGGTGTTAACTTATAATCGGGGTATCGATTTTCACCTTTTTGAGCCTCAATGCAAATCCATGTTATTCAGTAAGTTGCGTATGGTTTTGGGGAAGTATCAATCTTGAAAACGCGTTATTAACTCCCTAAATCGCTGCAATTTCGTACAAATATCTGCAAAAACTTTGCGTAGCTCCTTCCAGAAATCACACTCGGTGCTTTACCGGCTCCGGCCATGCGTGCAATATCGTCACCGATCCGATTGTAGGATTTAAGGTGCGCACCCTTTTTCAACGAACGAATAGCAGATCGGAGAATCTCGTCGTATAACGAGGCGACAGCATTTCCCTTTTCATTTGCCACTGCTGCTGTATTCCCTGCCCGGCAAAAAATAATGTGCCCTTCCCTCCCTTGGCGTTCAGGTGATCCAGAATCTCCATGAGCTGTTCACTGTTTCGTCGTGGCGCCGCGTCATCGAACAGGTTTAGCTGCGCAACGCCCTGGCTGAAGAAATCCCCAAGCATCACTCCCGCTTTCTGATAGCGATGGCCATCACGCCAGATATTATCCAGGCAGCGTACAGCGGCACTAATAATGTCCCTGCTATCTTGAGTTGGCGTCAGCAGCTTCACGGATACGCTATTTCCGTAATACGGCTCATTGATTGCGAAGGGCGAGGTTTTCACGAATGCAGAGATGTAGCGACAATACTGGTGTTCACCGCGCAGCTTCTCCGCCGCGCGCGCCGCATGGCTGCAGATTGCCTGGTGCATATGCTCATATTCTGTGACGCGTTCGCCGAATGAACGCGAGCAGACTATTTCCTGTTTGGCCGGCGCGTACTCCTCAAGCTCCAGACAAGGTTCTCCGCGCAGCTCACGCACGGTTCGCTCCAGTACCACATTGAAATGCTTCCGGATAATCCAGGTGCTCTGCTCTGAGAGATCGAGAGCGGTTTTGATACCCATGGCGTTCAGTTTTTTACTGATGCGGCGCCCTACGCCCCAGACATCCTCGACAGGGACGAGAGCCATTAAACGGCGCTGGCGATCGACATTTGATAAATCGACCACCCCGCCTGTTTGCCGCTGCCACTTTTTAGCAGCGTGGTTTGCAAGCTTCGCCAGGGTTTTCGTTTGCGCTATTCCCACGCCCACGGTGAGATGAGTATCCCGCAAAACCGTGGCTCGAATCTCCCGGCCAAAGTCCTCCAGGTTCCGGCAGTTCCGAACCCCGGTCAGGTCACAAAATGCCTCGTCGATGCTGTAAATTTCGACGCGAGGGCTCATGACCTCCAGGGTGGTCATCACCCGGTGCGACATATCCGCGTACAGCTCGTAGTTACTGGAGAACGTGGCCACGTTGTATCGACGGAATAATTCACGCTGCTTGAAGAACGGCTCGCCCATACTGATGCCGATCTGTTTCGCCTCGGCGCTTCTGGCTATAACGCACCCGTCGTTATTCGAGAGAACAACGACGGGCCGCCCCTTTAAATCGGGTCTGAACACCGTTTCGCATGACGCGTAAAAGCTGTTCACATCACAAAGCGCGAACATATCAACTGGCCGCTTTAACAATGAATGAGACTACACCAAAAATATCGAGCGTATCTTCGCTTTCTACCGGGATCGGTGAGTAAGCGCTGTTCATGGGATTGAGTTGAACAGTTGGACGAAGCTGAAGGCGTTTGACGGTGAACTCACCCCCTATCGCGGCGATAACTATGTCACCGTGTTCCGCAACCCTGGAGCTATCCACAACCAGCAGGTCACCATCACTGATGCCCGCTTCAACCATTGAATCGCCCGCTGCCTTAACAAAATATGTGGCGCTTGGGTGCTGAATTAGCAGTTCGTTCAAATCGATGCGCTGTTCGACATAGTCTGCAGCAGGGGAAGGAAAGCCGCACTGAACAAGGCTCCCATAAAGCGGTAACGCGACAATGCCGCGTAACTCTACTGGTGTGTAAAATTCCATGAAAGATTACTCCTGTTTATACTGTTTTTATATACAGTAGTTTTTAACAGGGAGTAGATCAATGCGAAGCCGCCTATCAATAATTACGACTGATGAACTTCAGCGTTCACTTTCTGCTCTTGTGATGCTTCTGCAATCTTTGTATTCCAGATACTGTCCTCAGGCATATCGAGGCGGACATCAATCCAGCTATTGGCAGGAACATCTATCGGTTCGCCTTTCGTTTTCACCATCTCACCAGATTCGGTAAGCATGTATTTGCGCCTGAACAAACGGATCGTCAAACCACCGCTTTCCGTCTGTTCTGCCTCGACTATACCAAGCTCCCCCATGCCTGCCGGGTCCATTGGGGGAAGAAGTTGCCAGCCCTCCGATGCCAGCCCAGCCGAGCCGGTGAGGACATATACGCCAGTATCGAGACGAGAGATATTAATTCCCTCTGCCTCGGCGTTTGAGGTGCCGCAACCGCACCATGTGAAGCCATCTTCAGCTAAATCTGCACGCTGATTTTTTTCTCTGCTGCTTACAATGCGCGCCACTGGCGATGCAGCCTTCAAGGTTCCGTCGCTAGATTTTGTTGTATTTGCCTGAGAGTAGTTTTCATACCAGGGCGTATAAGTGCCAGCCTCGAGTGAGCGGATATATGACCGCCCGTTCCTGAAAACTAACTGACTGGCATAAGACGCTGGTAAGCCGCCATGAACTACGTTCAGACCAAAGACAACACCATTGGTTGGCCCGTTGTTCCCTGCAGTAAAAAAACAGGTCCTGTCAGTAAAGGAATTAACATTGTTGTCTCCTGTCCGGCTTAGGCCTCCAATTCCTGAAGAATCAACAGTCACAACATCGTTTGGGCCAGTTCCGACATTCTTCACGGCACTACTTCCCAAACCGAGGTTTGTGCGAGAATCTTCTGCCTTCGTTGCCCCGGTCCCACCGTCAGCGATTGCAAGCGCACCATTGCTTCCTTTCTGCGCCAGTTTACCGATGCCTGGGATGGTTAAGGCGGTGCCGTTGATAGTTACAGTGATGCTCTGGTTGGCTGAGGTAGTAGCGAACGTTTCCCAGCCGCCAATATTCTCGTCGTACTCGTTAATGAGCTGCGAAATGCTCTGTGCCAGGCCATCGACTGACAAGGCATCTGTCACCAGAATGCCGTACTTCTGACCGCTCAGCGCGGGTGACGCGGCCGGCGTTACTGTTAACGACGTTGCGCTGTTAATGGCGGTGATCTGGAACAGCTGGACGGGATTAGAAAGTACCACCAGGGTCTGGCCGAGCCGAATCTGGCTGGCAGGTGCCGTCCAGTTTGTACCGGTGCCGGTGGCGGTATTTCCATTGATGGCGATGGCGCCTGTGTTATAAAGCATATTTTCTCCAGACAATAAAAAACCCGCCGAAGCGAGGTCAATTAACAAGACAAGCTATTCAGACGTACATATCGGGAAGAACGGGAAGGTTCAGCGGCGTTACCGTGTCATTACCAAAGATTGCATATCGCTCGCGCCCCAGATATTTACCACCCTGTACCGAAGCACTGCCGTTCTGTATTTTTATTCCAAACATTCGATACACATACATGCCATTTACTTCGTGAGCCATCAGCCCGAATCTGCCCAGCGGAACATACCCGTTGCCGATGCTCACGGCATTTTTCGAAGGTGTCCAGAGCTGATTAAGGTAGACGAAAGGCCGTCTTGTCGTTGAAAACGTGCAGACTCCTGCAGCATTGAAGATATTAAGGCCGGTGCCCGGCTGTGGTGCCACGCCACTGGCGAAGATGACAATGTCTATTGTGCCTGTCGTCGGAGCGTCATCATTGGTGGACGGAGGACTGAAGAATCTGACCGTGCTGCCATCGAAATCGACGGTGTTACCGCTATTGCACCGGCCAAAGACAATATATTTGGACTTGTCATATCCCGCTATAGTGGGAATCGCCCAGCCCCCGGAGGGGACATTGACGGTCCCTTTCCAGATGCACTGACCTGACTGCGTGGCATTGGTAATCGCCAGATAGTCGGTGCTGTCACCAATAAGTAGGCCTTCGCCTTTACGCTGGCCTGGCGGAAATATCTGCCAGATGCTTCCGGGGAACGTGTACGTACTTTCACGCTCACTTATGCTTGCATCCTTCATCGTGGAGTTCTGCGTCACACGGCCACCGGATATGTTGACCGAGTTCATTTTATGAAGCAGCCCTGAATCAAGGTAAGCTGTCGCATGCGGGATAAACAGCACCTGTGCCCCGGAAACATAACCGGCAATATCAGCGTACTTTGCTTTCTGGTAGCCACTGTCAAATTTGGCCCCAAACGACGGGCACCGCAGGCCCGCCGTTATCTCCATGCGCTTTCCGCCATCATTAAGCTCTATCAATAATCCTGTCGGCATTTTATGTCCACGTCCCAAGTACGATACGGCCACCACCGGGAATGTTGACGGTTACACCGTTGCCATTAATCACCGTTGTGTTGCCGGAGCCATTGAAAGAGAAATTACCGTTAGTCGCGTAAATCGAGCCTCGAACGGTCACGTTGTTGAATGTCGCATAGCCTGACTTGTTGATGTGCCAGCCAACGTTTCCGGTGCCGTCCCAGGTTGTCGACTGTATGTAGCTGCCGATTTTGGTATTGTCGATAGTCCCTTCACCAATCACAGTATTCCGAATAAAGGTCTGCCCGTTCTGAATAACGAATGGCAGCGTAACGGACCCGCCAGCCTGAGCCATCACAGCAAACCTGTCCGCCAAGAAAAGCACCTGTGACTGCATGCCCGCAGGGGTGTTCTGAACCCCGATCCCCATGCCTGCGGCGTACTGCCGTCCATTGGAGTCAACCGCCACCTTGATGTTGTACATCGCATTGATAGCACCACTCAGGTCTGCAGTTGCCTGCGCGGTCTGCGTAATAGCCGCGGTCTGGCCGTTTACCGTAACTGTCAGGGAGTTGATTTTGGTGGCCGAGGCCTGCGTGAAGTTGGCCAAAGTCTCTGTCAGGTCAGTTGCATTGGAAACGTTGCTGCCGGCAGACGCATCAAGCGTTACCAGCGCACGGGCAACCGCCTGGCTGGTATCTGCAATGGTGGTATCGATACGGTCGATGCTGGCGCTGTTCCCGGCGTTGATGGCTGTCTGGGATCGACGGCTGGTGACCTGCGCGAGACTGTTCTGGATAACCGCGATAGAGGAGTTTTTAACCCCTCCCGTCATGCCATCCATCGAGACAGAGATTTCGTCAATCTTCACCTCAGCCTGGGCGAGCCCAGCGGCGTTTTCCTTGATGGTCAGCGCCTGTTGCTCCAGATCGTCAGCGTTCTGTCTGATATCGTCGGCCATATCGGCAATCTTCACGTTGCCGTCTATGGCGCTCTCAATCAGCTCCTTGAACGTGTCAGTTTCTTTGATGTCCTCAAGGATGGCATTTGTGATATCCGAGACATCGATGCTGGCCTGCCCGCGCACCCAGTCTGTGTAGCCACCCTGGTTGCCTATGCGGTCTACCAGCCTGGCTCGATACCAAAACTCCTGCCCCGCCTTCAGGCCCATCTGTTGATACAGTTTCTGCGGGTACGGCACTGCTGCCAGCAGCATAGGGTTTGAACCGTCGGCCGCGATGCTGTACTGAAGCTCTGTACTCAGAGTATCGCCAGTGTCTGCCGGGAATCCCCAGGTGATATTTATCCCAAAAACGACATCTTCAGAGGCGGTAAGGCCAACCGGTTTAGGAACGTCACCAGTGCGGCCCTTCAGGTGCGTCAGCGGCGATGTTGCCCACAGGCTAGAGGCCTCACCGGAGTTTATGGCGCGAACACGCACCAGATAGTCGCCCTCGAAAATGCCCGGCACTTCGATATTGCGCAGGCCAGTCTCTGGCACGTTGATCCATTCGTTATCACCGCGCTTCCACTGAACCCTGTAGGCGATAATATCAGCCTGAGGTTTGCCGTTTTTATCAAGTGGCGCATCCCAGGAGGCAGTTAATGTGGCCACGCGCTGACCCTGTCGAACCGCGTCATAGCTTGATACCAGGATGTTGGTTGGCTGATTCACGAGCCCGGTCGGAATCAGGCTTATTGGCGGCGTGTCCAGCCTGGCATTATTATCGACCGCATCATATTTCGACGCGTTGTACTCCGCGCCAGTAATGGAAAACGTATTTTCCTCATCGTTGAAAGTAAGGTTCATTACCCGGAAATACTGCAGGCGCAGCTGCCCGGCATCGATAACAAACACCGCGTTCGGAAGAGGTGGTGCCGTGAAAGCAGTGGCCATAATCAGCTGGGTGCCGTTTACGGCCTGAATGGTGCGACTTTCAACGGTACCGCCTTGCGTGCGGATCATCAGCGTGTCGCCGGCAACCGCACTGGTGCCTCGGTCAGTCGTTACAGCTTTGATGTCTGCGTCAAAGGCTGTGACTCGTCCTCCATAAACGCGCCCCGACAAACGCTCGTCAGCAAACGCAAATACGGTGCCAGGAACATAAGCAAAGCCATCAAGCCCGGTTTGCAGAGTGATTAGGCGGTCGAGAGAGTTGGAGTAAACCGCCCAGCCACCGCGGCGCTGCGCCTCACTTTCACGCGTGCAGCCAATAGCCGTAAGTTGCGTCTGCTTGAATTTGAACTGCTTCACCAGGTCAGGGAACATCACTGCCGTGGTGCGGTCCTGGTAATGATTCTCCGGGTCGCTGAAATTGATCAGCGCGCTGGAGAAGCGAGTCTTTTCGCTGCCACTCGAATATACGGGCTTGCCTACCACTGATGCCCTGGTGAGGATCTGCAGCTTCGACGTGTCAGCCGGCATATCGGAGACAACGTTAAACATGTTGTTGCCCCAGAACGTCATGCCGTTAAAGCCAGCGGCAATATCTTTGATCACCTGCCAGGCATCCGCCTGCGACTGAATATAGACATCAAACATAAAGCGCGGCTCGGTACCGCTGCCACCTTTACCATCGGGAACCTTCTGGTCACAGCGCTGAGCAATACGGTAGAGCTCCCACTTATCCAGCATATCCGCTGTAACCCGGCGACCAAGTCCAAAGCGCGGCTCGGTCAATACGTCGTACCAGATCCATGCCGGGTTATTCGTCCAGCCCCATTTGAACGTGCCATTCCAGGTGCCAACATATGACCGGTTAATCGGGTCATAATTTGAAGGGATGCGGATCACTCGCCCTTTCGGTTTACATGAAATCTTAGGGATGTTGTTAAACGATTTGGCGTTGAAAGAAACGTACAGCAGCGCGGTGTGTGGATAGCGTAGGCGAGCGTCGATCACCTCAGTGATAGCCTGCACCTGGGTTTTGTTCTGCAGCATTTGACTGGTGCTGTCAGCGGTATCGCGAACCACGCGGATCTGCCAGCCAGTGTTGGCTTTAGGCAGGTTGATACGGTGCGTGATTTCATATAACGCGCTGAGTTTCTCGGTGACCGTCTTGGTCATGACCGTTGAGTAAGCGCCGCCATCGACAGAAAGGTCGATATGGTATTGAACAGTGCTTCCATCGACATCAGCGTTGTTTCCCTGCTTTTGAAGTCCGGGTATGCCAATACGCACGAGCACCGCGTCAATCTGGGTGTTACTCAATGCGCGGGTCCAGGGGGCAACTTTTGTCAGCGATACGCCAATACTGGACTCGTTTTCTACAGCAGGGAATCCGGGGATCGGCGTTTGGGTCTGCGTGCCAGGGCGAAATTCCCACGAGACGTTTTCAAAATTCATCGTCCCGTCAGGATTGCCCAGCGGGGTGCCATCAAGGAAGATTCGCGAAGCGTCGAGGCCGCCAGCAAATTCCCCCTCACCAAGCGCCAGCAGCATACGGCAGCGCGCCATAGACTGCGCGGAATCGGGTTGCTCCACTGGGGTGTGCTGCTTCTGGCTACCACCCTTCGCGCCGATAATCGTTTCCATAATGCGTCCATAAAAAAACCCGCCGAAGCGGGTTTAAGTTGATTGGTTGTACGGCTTATTTGACACGCCACATTCTGTACTGGCCCCAGAATCCAACCTCAGTGAGGTATTCCTGGTCTTGACCATTAGCTTCAATATCGAGCGTTTTGCGCATGCCCATACTTAGAACATTGCATTCGTTACTTACGCGGAGCTTATGGGGTCCATTAGCCAGATAAGCTGTTACGAACTGATTCTGGCGTAACTTAGCAATATCGTCTCCATCAATCTGTACGAGGAATTTACATGTGCCTCCACTTCCTCCACCGATGAATTGTTTGTTTCGGGTAACTGTGACCTTTGTTTGTTCTACACCCGGTTTTGGCTCTACGATCTGCTTATTAATAATTGTCTCAGCTGGTCCGTATGGACGAGCGCAGCCTGAGAGCAAAACTGCCCCAATCAGAGGAATTAAAATTTTCTTCACTATCATCACCTTAATTGCTATGTGCCGTTACATAGTAGGCTTAAGGCAAATAAATTCAATGACTGAGGATAAACTAAACATTAAATGTCTTCCGCGACGATACCAGCACTGATAATCGCCCCGCCTATCTCGCGTTCGCCGTAGAGCAATGCCACTGGATTACCCATTGCAAGCGTGTTAACCGACCCGCCAAACGCATAGCTTGGTTTGTTATCAGGATCATCTCGCCCCTGCAGGCCTTTTGGTTGCGGTGAGAGCATCTGGTAAATTCCACCAGCCATCATACCGATACCAGCTGAGATCATTGCTCCACCTACCGGAGCCGCGTATCCCCATGAAAGCCCAGTAACCACGATGCCCGCGACCACCATTACTGCGCCAAGGATCGTCTGAAATAACCCAGCCTTCTTCGAACCTTCCATCACGGGTGCAATGCGGATATCGCTATCGCCGCCGAGCTCTTTGAAGTCCTGGGCGCCTATGTTGCGTTTTCCACGAAAAACCGCAAAGGTCATGCCGTTCTTTTTGGCATTCATCAGATAGTCTTCCAGACCGTCGAAGTTTACGCACAACGCTTTTACGGCCTCTGCAGAGGTTTGCACCGCCAGCTTATGCACGCGGCCGAACCGGGCGCCCAGCGCACCGTACAGTCGAATAGTGGTTAAACGCGCCATGGCTTTATCTCCTCTGGCAAATCTTTATGGCGAACAAAAATCATCGTCCGATCTTTGAAATAACCGCGCGCGAATGGCGTGATGCAGGATGGCTGGCCATACAGATGATGCAACAGCTCGCCCTCTTCTGTGACAATCCCCGCGTGATTCCATTTGTCAGACTCAACTTGCATGATCACCATGCACCCTGGCGCCGGGTCGCACTCGACGAAACCTTCCCGCTCCCAGTTATCGAAATAGAGATTGTCCGGGTAATGGCTTTCCCACCACGGATAATCCACGCGGAAATCGTTCAGCGTGACGCCCTGTGTGGCGTGCCAGTCCATGACCAGCCCCCAGCAGTCGTGCGAGCCCAGGATGAACGGGCGGCCAATCAGTGGGATGGCATCAGGGGTGATCTCGACATATCCATCGCAGTCCGGCGCGTAGATGCCCCAGACCACACCGGAGTTATTGCACTGCTGGCGATCGAGGTCTGAGGGGATTGCCCGCGCGCCATCGCCCGGATGGGAGTGAATGACGCGGACAATGGTCCCGATGTCCTCAGCATTCGCCCAGTGTTCACCATCAATACGAAAATGCTCTGTCGGGTTTTCGTGGCTGTTCGGCACTGGGATATAGCGCTGGCGTCGTCCAGACTGAATGACGAAGCCGCAGCTCTCGCGCGGGGATTCCTCCAGCGCATGCGCCCGGATGGCGGCCAATAGAGTTTTGTTCATTGCTATGCCCGTTTAACGAGAGAATAAGACCGTAGCGGGGAAGCCGCCGAAATCGAGAATCGCAGTATTGGGATTTGCCAGCCCGGAGCCAAAGCGTTTACGGCAGTCGCTCAGGCAGCCTCCGCATACATCCAGAGCCGGGTCTGATACGGGATTGCCCTTAGCGTCGAAATACGCCGTGCCGTTGTAGGTGCAGCCATCGCCGCTGCGATACTGACCGCGCAAAGCCCATTCACAGAGCGAGGTAATTTGCCGGGTGGGTATGACCAGGCTCTGCAGATCGGCCGGGCTGCTAAGCGCCCAGGTCACCACCTCGTCATCTTCCGAGGTTTTGGTGTCAAGCCAGAAGGTCTGCAGGGAGAACATCGTCGGATCGGCCGTCGCGTTCACGCCGCCCGGGAAGTTCACTGCGTCCAGGTAAACAGCGTAGGTGTCGATAATACTCACCTTCGCATTCACCATATCCTTGAACTGAAGGCACAACGCGGTAATGTGACCATCGAGGTTTGATACGCTGAGCTTAGGCTCGGCGGCCTGATCGGTTGAAAGCGCCAGGTCAGTAATCTGGAAAGGCCAGAAGTCATAAACTTTGCCGCCGAAGACGATTGGCTTTGGACCAAGCTTATTCTCATCACCGTTCGCCGCGTCAATCTCTGCCGGCGTATGTGGAAATGGTGCGTAATGAAAGCGGTGAATCCCGCCGCTGAACTCAGAAGCATCCACTTCAACCAGGCGGACCCTGCCACCCGGTGCCAGCTTCGCAGCCTGATCGACTAAAGCCATTATGCGTACACCCCATAAGCCCGTTTGATAGTGAACGTCAGCTCAGCGAATTTGCTGCTGATCTGGTTTTTACGCACGGAGTCGGCGACAACACGGTATAGCCCCTTCTCTTCTCCCGGCGGCGTGATGATGAAGGCCTTTACGGTATGAGCCAAGAGAAATGCGCGCACTGCGTTAACCTCCAACTCCGAGCCAGTATGTTTCATCGGCACCTGGATCGCCGTGGAGTTGATACCATTATCAGCCGCCTGCTCGTAGCCATCACCAAACTGCGCCGTTCGTACCGACTGGCTATATTCAATAGGCCCAGCGCCGAGTTGGGAGGACCAGTTATAAGTTTCAACTGCCATGCTTACTCCATAAAAAAACCCGCCGAAGCGGGTTTGAATTTGATATTGGGAGCCATTTATAAACAGCTATCTCTGGCAAACCTTCTTAGACTTGCTGATAGTTCCATCATTACAAACAAACTTTTCACCCGAGCAATGCGATATTCCACCTTTCTTACCTGAGCATGGTTTATTTGCAGCCATTGCTGTTAGCGAGAAAAGTGACACCAATAGAACGACAAGAGTTTTCTTCACATCCCTATCCCCATTAGTAAAAGATGAGATTAATCCTATCAGGAGATAGCGCAGGCGCAACGGCAAATGCTGATTCATTGATCTCAATCGACTGTAGACCAAAAAGCCCCGCATTAGCGAGGCATTAATTCTGTTTGGTTGCCGGGAGGGGTCATTTCTTTCCAGGAAATATAATTACGTTTGTCATGTCAGGCTCTTCATCAACAGCGCCTTTATATTGCCTAAATAATGAAAGCCCACTTTCAAGTTCTGAGTAGAGTACTGTGCGATTACCATCAAATCCTTGAGGTGATACAAGACCGATGTTTTCCATTAGTTCAACGAGTTGTCCTGCCCGGTTGTACCCTATTCGAAAATTTCGCTGAATGCCCGATATGGAAACCCTCTGATTGTTAACAACCCACTCAATTGCGGGTTCGATCAAAGGGTCATCAAAGTAACTATCCATAACCTGATTACTCCGAAGGGGTTGGGCCGCAGCGGCTGACATACGAGTTTCCGTCGAGATCTATCCACGATTCATCCCTTCCATCGGGATAAATAGCTTTCTCTCCTACTTCATAACTCACACCTTTGGAAAACATCCCTTTCGAAGTCATCTTTAGATGAACATAAAAAGGATGATATCCAACATACGCACCAAAACCATTTTTGCCGGCGACTCTGCCACATACGAAACCACTGACAACATCCCCGGACTTCTGGTTTTTGTCCATATTGAACCTAACCATTTTAAACTTGGCGCTATCCGGGTCCATCAACCCATTTGCAATTTCTTGCTGCCCAAGTTGTAATGCTTTTTCCTCTGAAGGTTTACACGCAGCAAGTGCAAAACAGACCAAGCTCAAACAAAGAATTTTTTTCACAAACATCCCCTGAATATCATATTTTTTCTAATGATAACCAGGGGATATGAGAATGTAACGCTGCAAGTTGATATTACTTTTTCACAAAGCGTCCACCGATTGCCCCATCATCTCTAATGGCTCGGATGATACCTTCCTGTACGTATTGCTTCATGCGCTCTGCTAATGCGCGGGCTGCTGCATCACCATTACCGGTAGTGTTGGAAGTGGTGTTGCCTTTGTTATCAACGTAAATATCGACGTTGATTTGTGGCGTTGCACCGCCAGCGCCATCAGCCCTTACGCCTAGTCGTCCCGCAGAGTCACGCGTCAGCGGCATGATTGCCTCAGCGCCAGCCTCTGCAAATACACCCCCCTTAGCAAACTTAGACGCGCCCTGGAAAGTAAAATACTGAGGTGAATCGTAGACGCCGTTCACATACTTGCTGAGGCCTGGCGAATCGTAAACCCCGCCTTTGGCATTGAAAGTTACGTTAGATGCAGCATTGGCATATGCCCCACTTGGAGTTGACCCGCCACTTGCGCTGCCGCTAATCCAACCCATGGCCGCCTGTACTGCATAGGCAACCATCAACCTGTTTGTCACCTCAACGATCATCTTCAGCATCGATTTGCCAAATTCTTTGACTGAGGCTTTTCCGGTCGTCATGAGGCTGGTTAGCATGTCGCTCAAGCCGGTCAGCGTGGAGTTGGCGACGTTCTTCACGGCATCATAGGTATTCGTGGCGGCGTCAAGATATTCATTCCAGCCAGCAACAGCCCCTGCCTTCCAGTCACCCCGCAGCTTGTCATCTTCGGCGTAATAATTTCTGAGGGCTGCCAGTTCTTTTTCATAGCCGGCATCCTCGAGCTTACCACCACCATTAAGCCAGCCTTGGCGGAGTTGGGCCTCTTCTCTTAAGCGCTGCGCTTGTCGTCTGCTTAATCCTGCGCTATCACTTAATGCGGCTGTCTTTTCCGCCATCTGGGTTACGTACTTCTGAGAACTATCCTGCAACCGGTTCAGGCGCTCCTGAATGGCAATCTGATCGCCAAGTCCTGCATTCACTTCAGCCTGTGCTAATGCACGGTCTTTAGTTGCTAGTAGGGATTGCTCATCCTTTGAAAGCGCTCTGGTTTTGGAAGCTTCCTCCAGAATGTTGAACTTCGAAACTAACTCCCACTGCTGTTTACGCTGCTGGCTGATCACATCGTTAATATCACGATGTTCCTGAAGCGTTTTTAACTGCGCCTGCAGAGCCAAAGTTTCCGCATTGTAGTTATCAAGTGTTTGGTCACCCGCCGAAACCTTAACAGCTTGAGTTTTGGACGCTTTATCAGGGTGAAACTGCTTGTTAATAGCATCGACAGCCTGCTGGCGTTGCGCTGCGCTCCAGTCATCGGGTGATGCCGCAACATTTTTCCAAAGCTCAGATAATGCCTTACTGCGTTTTTGCTGCCAGGTCGCAGATTGTTCAAGGATGCGATTGCGATAAATCAGAGCATTAGTTCGCTTGTTATCAGCCTCGGCACCTTGCTTAATTGAAGCATTAATATCTTCTTGAAGCTGTGCCGCTTGTTGAAGTGGCGCTATTTGCGCCTTTAAGGCACTGATCGCTGATAACTGAGCTTTCCTACGTGCGTCATATTCCTGATCGTTACTGCTCGAATCATAGCTATATCCATATCCTTGACGCTGCCTCTCTGGAAGCAGGGCTTTCTCACGCTCAACAAGTTCGGACTGCATTTTCCGGAGCATGTCGTTAGGAGCTTCAGGACGTCCAATATTCAGAAGTTCATCCCACATGCCTTTAAGCGCCTTGCTGACGCTACCAGCCGCTCTCTCAATTAGCCCCATATTGTCGAGAATTTGCTGGCTGCGTTTTTGCTCAGCCTGGCTGTAAGCTTTTGCAGCTGCTTCTGCCGCGCCCTCTTTATCACCCCGGCGCTCCAGCGCCGAAATATAGTCGTATTGCGATGAGGTAAGGAAATGGATCGTCGAATTGAGATCTTCCGCCGCTTTGGTCGGGCTGGCATACAGTTTTTGAAAGTTCCTGATAGTGGTATCAACAGACTGGCCGGTAGCCTCCTGCATCGCCAGCGCCGCCCGGGTGACTGTTTCGAGCTGGTCCGTTTTAAATGTTCCCGTTCCAACCACCTCTGCGAGTGTCCGAGCGGCAGCCGCAACCCTTCCACTGGAGCCGCCAATTTTTTGAGCCATGTCTGACAGCTGGCTCGCCGAACTGGCCGAGTAATTACCCGTCAGTATCAGCTGCTTATTAAATTCACTCGCTTCCTGGCTTCCCTTATACCAGGCAACTGCCAACGCACCTGCGCTAACAGTTAAGCCGGCAAGGCTGAGGGTGAGAGGGTTAACAAAGCCGATCAGCGTACGCAGATAATCGCCAACGCCGGTCAGCGCACCTTTGACCCCGCCAAACTGGTCTTTGATCTGCCCACCTTGCTGGAGAAGGATCAGGAACGGAGACTGCCCACCAGCCAACTGCGTAGCAATGTCGGTAAACTGTGCCGGCAACGTACGCATTGCTGCGCTGTATTGCCCCACGGAGATACCGGCACGACGCGCAGCGGCCTCCTGTCGGGATAGCGCCTCAGGCAGCACGTCGGCTACGCCGGATAGTCGCTCACGCGTCTGATTGAGGATGGTATTGAAATGTTCGAACTGCGCGCCGTTAATGCGGCCAGCTTCGAAATGCGCCACCAGCTGCGCATGCTGCTCATCCAGTGAGTTGAAAGCGCGAATCGTCGGATCGATGGAGCCCAGCAGGTTCTTCAGCGCGGCTGATTGCTTCTCTGCCGCCTGTGTGGCTGCCAGTGCAGCCTGAGCCTTCGCTGCAGCTTCACCGGTATCCGTCAGCTTTAACCGGGTATCGTCCAGTATTTTGTTGTAGGACTGGAAAGTGTCAGTGTCCAGAAACCCCTTACTCTGGAATTTCCTTAACGCCTCCTGCTGTTCATCCAGGCGGTTCAATGCTTTTGTGACAGGATCGATATTTTCCAGCAACCCTTTGAGCGCGTTCTGCTGCTCCTTGATGCCTTCACTGCCCTGCTTTGCAGACTCAGCACCAGCGCGGAACACGCTGTTAAGGTCATCCGCTTTATCGACAGCACCGGCCGCCGCCTGACCGAGTTTATCCAGCTCATTACTGGCTGTTTTTAGGTCAGAAACATCGGCCCGCAAAGTAATCGAGGCGATCTGGTCAGTCATTATTTCGTCTCCTTGTGCATTACTTTGAGAGCCTCGCTTTCCATAATCTGAAGGTCAGCCATGCAGGCCGCCGCATCCTCAACCCCATGTAACTCGAACATCCAGGGGAGAACGTTGTAATCAAGGCCTGTCGCCCCGCCCGCGCCGACGCGCCACTGGGTCGCCAGCGCAGAGAAGATGGTGAATGATTTCCATACCGATGGCAGGATCTCCACCTCTTCCTCCACGTCTTCAGGCGTCAAACCAAAAGCGCTCAGTTCCGCGAGAGTCGGTCCTGGCGTGTACAACGCTGCGGCGACCTGCCTCAGTTTTTTTCGCGGATACCCATCAGCTCTTTGGTGTACGCCAGGCCGATGCTGTCGTATGCGCGCGGGTAGTTCTTCAGGAGAACGATCACGTTATCGCGGTTGAACTCGTCAGGCAGGGCCCATCCGTCAATGACCTCCATCAGGTAGTCTGCCTGTGGCCCTGTCAGGTCCTTTTTACCTTCAGCGGCTTTGTGCAGCTCCTCGTCCATAACGCTCAGTTCTTCGAGTGTCTTATGGCGGAAGGGAA